TCAAATCTTGCCATATAAATAATTTGATGAGGTTACATACCTGCTATATCCCGATCTTCTCTCATACTCTTCAATAACAACAATCGTGTCAGTGTATCCGCGTATCCACATAATATACTGCAGTTCCTCAAGAGCCAATAACGTCCTGAGTAGCCTCGACTCACCACTACCTGTCATAATGCTTAATTCGCCAAGAGTTGGCATCCGTCTATGAGTATGATTGTAATTGCAAAGGATCCTTAAAACCTTGCGCTGAATATCAGATAGCGGATTATTAAAAAAACTTTTCATGGTAGTCACTCCCAATTATGAACGTTGTTTTCATTATACAGAACGTTTGTTCTTATTTACAAGTAAAAAAACTACCATAACGGTTCTTATGCCATTATGGTAGTTGTTCAATCACAGTATCATTGATCCAGATAACTTAATGAGATCAATTTTATCTGTATGATCTTCATTTGCTGCAGGCTGGTGTACAGCCGATAGTGATGAAGGTGTTGCTTTTACTTCGGTTACATCCTGAGTTAGAAAATACATCCTGAACGCTTCCTTCATATGAAAATTCTGATCTCCGTCAGGTATTGCTTGAATCGCATCCCATATTGCATCATCACGCTTACCGAAGTATATAAGTTTCTGCCGGCGCTTCTCAGCCATGTCATCGTCTCCTTATAACTTCTTTGCTATCTCTTCATATCCGAGAACCTGTGCGTCCTGGGCATTATCCATGATCGAACAATAGTGTTTCTTATGCTCCAGCAAGTTCGCCTCCACCCGCTCCGCCGTACCACCGCCGAACACAACCTCGTCGAGCTCATCCAAAAACGTGCTACTGTACTTGTCTCGTAGATCAGCCCACACACTCTTTGCATATTCATCAAAAGCTTCCTTGACGTATGACTTTTCTTTGATTGGTTCGAAATATTTACCTTTGTCTAAGTCCTGCTGAGAAACACCGTTATCAAGCAGCTCGTCGACATGATAATATTTATAGTCCGTCTTGTATTCCAGGTTAACCGCATCTGCGATCTTTTTGTATGCTGCCTGGATGCCAAGCTCTCGGGCCGTCTTTACAGTCAAAGTATCGATTTCACCGCTAGTAGTCGGTAGATAATTGATCGTTTTAAATCCAAGGTCAACAATTAGGATCCGCTTTGTGAGGATGTCGCTGCCCCGCTGCTTTACAAGTGAATAGTATGTACCCAGACCTTGAGAAACGACGAAGGTTTGATCGATTTTAATGATCAATGCCTGGCCATTGAATAGGATAGAATGATCACCATTGAATAATTCTTTAATTTGACCAGCTTCATCTAAATTTTGAAACGGCAACCCCGTGATAACGCTGACGCCTTCATTGTCCTCCGTGTGGCGTTTCGCAAATGAATACATAGCTAGTACCTTATAGGCTTCCGAATGAGCTCTATCAACAGTCTCATTAGCGACGATCGGCTTGCGACCAAGCTTGTACACGTCATCGCCTACGACATATGATACTCCATCAATCGTAATAACATCGGCTGCCAACGTGTCCCCTGGATTCAATGAATCACCAAGGCGACCAACTACTGCCCGAGTCTTGCACACATTCCCCTTTGCATCGATGTCTTTCAGTAGTCCATATCCGATATCAGTCGCTCTTACATTTTTCATCCGAAACACTCTCCCTATCATTTTTTATATAAGTAGTTATATAACTTTTTATAGAAAACCAACGTTATAGCGGTGTGAATCATACATTTTATAGAAGTTTTTATATAACTTCTTCTATAAATATCTATTGTGAGCCAACCAAGTCCGTTCAAAATATGATGAAGCTCTATCTCTTTCATCTGACCCATTTGAATGGGTACAGGTTAGATCGGCGATGTAGTTTGAAAGAATATCATCTACAGAGACATTACAATCCTTAGCTCGCTCCTGAAGCATGCTCAGTTGCTTGTCAGTCATTGTTACCGTTATACGTCTCTTCTTTTTTGTACCAAGATCGAGACGGTCTTCTTCGCGTTCTAACTCGTGAATCTTTCTTAAATATTCCTGCCATTCTTCCTGCCACTCTGGTGAATTCACATCGTATTTCCACATCACAATACACCCCTTTTAATAGCAAAATTGATTGCTTCAATTGCATGTTGGATATATACAAACTCTTTATCTTCATACATCTTATGATTAATGATATAACCGAACTGTCCTGGCTTAGCTGGAGACATCGTGCAAATCTCATACCCTAGATATGTAAACACTGTTACGTATCCTACTTCCATTCCAAAACACCCTCTCTATGCTATTTTGTTCCTTCTTGCCTTAAACTGCTTGATTGCATCCTTATAGCACCACTGGAAGTATCCGACCGGATTATCCAGCTGCAGTTTCATCACCACCCCATTTACGGTTATTGCTGAAGCTCGCTCAAAATATAGCTCTGTTGCTAATTGCACCACTTGCGGATCAAGCTGGTTGGAGAACTGGTTTATAAGCATGGTGTACATCTCGTCTATGTACCAGGTACCGATCGGCGTGTTATCGAGCACATAGCAGTTCTTTTTCGCATGTTTTTGTAAGGCTTGATAAATTTCTGAGTGTTCCGCCGATGCGTCAGCATCGCCCATACAATCATTCAAGTTATTTGAGTTATTAAGAGATTTAGATATATTATTGGGTTCAATTTTTGAACTGGTTTTTGGTTCTATTTTTGAACCGTTAATAACAGATGGTTCATTTTCTGAACCGATGGAGCCTGTAGATTGCCCAGGCTTTCTGCCGCCGGACTTTGCCCGCTCCCGATTCTCTGTCTCCCATTCCGTTGCATAATCGCGTATCTTATTAAGTGGCTTAGACGCCAACTCAATCTTGTTCTGCGGATACGAATAGACGATGATCGTCAGGAACCCGTCGCACTCCTTGAAATCGATGAAACCATAATCCCAAAGCTGCGGAACGACTTTAGAGTAGAAAGTTCCCTTAGAGACGTCCAGACGTGTACAAAGCTTCGTCAATGAAGCATTGAATCGTTGTTCCTCTGTACGATCTGCGTATGTATATAATTTGAGCCAAGCAATGTACGCCTGTTTCCCGAGTTTATCGATCCAATCATCCATGGCAATAAAGTGCTGGATCGGTAAAGTCAATTCGTTTCGACTTCGTTTTTCGGCTAGCTGTATGACAACCTTGGGAGTAGACATTGATTGATGTCTCCTTTCTTGGAAAGTTATTTTATAAAACAGCTACCCTCGAAGGCTGCTGAGTGAATTCCGGTTAGTTTCGTGAATGTGTCTGGAAGCATGCAATAGCATTTGCCGTTACTTAGCGTAATTATGAATGTTCCAGACAAGAAGTGTCGTGCATATCTTAGTGTCACTTAAAACCACCCCAATATGTAATTTTAACACCGCAGTGTTATTCGATGTCTTCATAATACACACTACAATGTGCATTGTCAACATTTCAATTGATATTCTTAATATTGCGTTGTATAATTTGTTTATCGGAGGTGTCTATATTGATCAAAGTCCATCTTTCAAGAATAATGGGAGAAAAGAAGCTCAAAATCTCTGACCTAGCAAATATAACTGGATTACATAGAAACGGGATTACTAAGCTGTACAACGATAAAACTGACGGAATAAAATTCGATACTTTGGATAAGATTTGCGTTGCATTAGATTGCTCAGTAAACGACCTGATCGAACATATTCCAGACAAGCCCAACGACAAATAAAGCCCCGGCGATATGCCAGGGCTTTATTTCTGTCAATGTATTACTTGCTTCTATTCACCACCTAATGCCGAATATATCCTCCTCACTTCGTCAGTCTCTCGGCCACCTTCTATGTATTCCACAAGCTTTTGGTAATTTTCCATATTTGAATCATTTATATTGTTGGAATTCAATTCATTTATTTTCCTCTTAATAACCGTCAATAAATTATCTCTAAGTGAATCATTTATGATATTCGAATCTATATACTCTAAGTACATTTCAACTGACTTTACAATGTTGTACCGTGAGCTCTCTCGAATCTTTTCCTCCGGATCTCCACAGCCCGACAAGATAAGAACATTTATTACGACTAAGAATAGTATTAGCAGTGACTTCAATCTCATTTCCTCATCCCTTCATTCTATGTAATCCCTAAATTTTAACACAGAAAGAAATAATGGGAATATAACTAGTGAACAAGTAAGGAGAATCTTAATCTATCTAGATTCTTCTTTTTATTTTTACACGCATATTTTATACGCATATTTTTGTTGACATGCATTATTTATGCGTGTTATAATAAGATTAAGAAAGGAGGGAAACACTTGAAGAGTTATTCTTCTAGGGAATTGATCCAGATGGCACTGCAAAAGGGTTGGTACTTCATAAGTCAAGAAGGCAGCCATCATCATTACAAACATCCAACCCACAAGCACAAACTTACGATAACGCACCCTAGAAAAGACTTGAAACCAAAAACATTAAGAAACATTCTAAAGGACATGGGGGATTAACCCCCATCGTCCGAAAGGAGTTAAATAGATGGATAAATACGTATTCCCCGCATTATTTGAGTCAGAGGAAGGCGTCCCAGGTTTTACAGTTTCGTTCCCTGATTTACCCGGTTGTCATACCGAAGGTGATGCCTTAGAGGAAGCTTTAGCGATGGCACGAGAAGCATTGTCCTTACATCTATACGGTATGGAGGAAGACAACGACGAAATCCCTGCAGCTTCCGATCTCTCACAGCTTGAAAAGGTTGAAGATGGGTTTTATACACTCATCGAAGGGCGAACTGGTTTTATTCGCGACAAACATCTGAACAAATCTGTCACAAAAAATGTGACTCTGCCGAAATGGTTAGAAGTTGAAGCCACTAAAGCAGACCTAAACTTCTCTCAAGTCCTTCAGTATGCTTTAAAGCAGGAATTGGGTATTTTGAACAAGAAGTAATAAATAGAACGTATAGACGTAGTTTGTCGTTCGTGCATTCTAATAATCATTCAACAAGGAGATGTATTGGATGTTGAAATTCGAAGATTTGAACGCAAGAAACAGCACGATTCTTACAATTGAAGGTGAAGAATATCGGACGACGCAAGATCCACACATAAGTGACGATGGCGAAACGTACCAAGCTCACGCGCTAAATACTGATAACGAAGAGTTTTTGATTACTTGGGATATTACAAATAATGAAACCACTGACGAATCAGAGGCCTGCGACTGGGACAGCCCAATTGGAATTATGGCAATCTAACTGAAAATCAAAAATAACCCCACTAACCTAAGCCAGTGGGGTTATTTGTTATAGAAATGGAGAAAAGCCTCGGAAGCTAGTAAATATTAACCAATTCACTCGGTTCTAGTGTCCTTTCATCTGTTGCTTACATATATTAAACAACCTCTTCAAACCCTTTCGAGATGCATGGACTGGCTATTACAGTATCCATGCTTTTTTTCGTGTATAAAGTTCAGAGTGATCCTGTTCTCTTTTTGATGGCGTCAATATCAATATAGTAAAAAGAATAACTAGTAACAATCGTCCAAACAAAGTGAGATCAGCCTTCATAACATAACGTGTACTCAAAAATAGGGAGGTGTTTACATGGGCGAGTTTCGTGGAGGTCTATTTACAAACACAGGTACAATCCTTGTATTGTTCATCTTGTTAGTAATAGTCGCTTGCAGTTGTATGGGTGGTATTGGTGGTTTAGGTGAATGCGGTTGCTAATAATGCCGATACAGTACAGTTAGTGTATCAAGTATATAATATATAAAAAAAAGCCGAAGTGTAAATCAAAGTTAAAGTTATACGTAATTGAAATTCGTAGGCGCTTGGGAATTCAAATAAAATAACCCCACTAGCCTAAGCCGGTGGGGTTATTTTCACTTCAATCTGTTAACTGCATTCTCAAAATGATACGGATCAATCTCAAATCCTGTAAACTCTCGCTTATGTTGTACGGCTGCCTGATATGCCGGTCCTGAACCGACAAAGAAATCCACGACATGCTCCCCTTCCTCGCTGCTATTCAAGATCATCGGTTCTAATAAGCTAGCCGGCTTTTCCGTTGGATGAATTGTCTTGTTCCCGCTAATACGTGGAATACGCCAAACGTCAGTAGCCTTACGCGTACTGATCCGCCGCACCTTTTGCTTTCCCTTAGACGCCAGGATAATAAACTCGTGCCGGTAGCGATACTGCCAGCCCATGCCCATCTGCTCTTTATCCCATACAATGCAGTTCTTAATTGTGAAGCCAACCTTCTTCATCCATAACACCATGAGAGGATACATACGCCAATCAATACATACATAAATGTGCCGCCCTGTTTTAAGAACACGGTAAGCTTCGCGCAACCATGAGAAGGTGAAGCGTTGAAACTCACGGTCAGAGAGCTTATCATTCGCGATAATATTAAATCTTGGCTTCTTGGTCTTGGTCTGAGTCGTACCGCCAAACCCTAAATTATACGGCGGATCCGCGACGATTAAATCTGCAGACTCATCCTCTAAATATTGTTGTGCTCCTTTGATACAGTCCATATTGTAGATCATGCTGTCATCTCCTAATGTAGTTTATTCTAGATGAGAAAAAGCCCCACCAGCCGCAACCGATGGGGAACGTATTACTTATTAATTTTGACCGTCTTACTCTTACCATCCCAATCCACCCGCGCACCAAGCGACTCAGCGATGACACGGACCGGTACATAAGCCAGCCCATTAATCATAATTCCATCGAGCGTCTTCTTACCGTTTACATCCACATTAACTTTATCGCTCACAGACGCTGACGAAGCTTCCTTTTTGTTAAATAACTCTAGTTCCGCTTCACGCCTACGCACTAGACCAGTCAGCACTTTCCCCCCAGCCTTATCATATTTGGTTATGCTATCTGCAATTTGAGCGATCGTCCGGTCTTTGCAAAGCGTCTGCAAGTTACCTGGACCACAGTTATAGCAAAATGATACTAGCGCATCAAATTGATTTTGATTAAGTTGCACTGTCACCGGCACATAGGATGGATTGTTTACATACGCTTCATACTTTTTCAAATCATCAACAAACATAGCGTCAGCTCTAGCTTGTGTGACTGTCATTCCTGCCGTAACGTCTGGGCCGTAATGCCCCCATCCGATGGTCCAGAATGTTTCAGTTGGTACAGGTTTGTACGCCTTTAAGCGGCAACCCTCGAAATTTTTAATAAGCTTGATACCTGCTTCTAATATTTTACGACTCATTATTTACCTTCACCCTTTCTTGAATCAGCCCGTTCTACTTTTTTCTGCAATTCATTTTCTACCCAGTCCGTTATCTTATTAAGCAGCCATTCGGGAAACCAATTCCCCCACCCTGCGCGGATCGCATTCGCCGTCATCGACTGCAAATGATGATAGAGCACGCCGATAACAAGCGCCCCAAATAATACGTCCGGAAGCCCGAATGCTTGATCCAACAAATGGCCGCCCGCGGGAAGAAGCAAGATGAAAAATGTCCTGAACACACCATCTATCCCGTATCTGCTCCCATATGATTTATCTTTCTGTGCGGCACGAATGCCGGTGATCCAATCTAAAATTACAAAGAAAGTTAATGCGATCATTAAGCCGCGTGCGGTACTGCTTATTCCGTAAAAGAAATTAAAGCCAGGCACCAATAGGGCGCCTGCGATATATGACCAGGCTTTTTCCACGTACATATCCCCCTCAAATAAAATAGCCCCCGGACTCCCGAGGGCATAATAATAGCGCCTACCATATCGGCGGCGCTTAAGCTTCTACGACTCCACTCTTAACGATAATATAATCCTCGACCGCTTTGCGATAGTCAGCGTTCGTGACATCGTCTAATTCAAACGGTCGTTGTTTCAACGGGTTTTCACCGCCGCCTAAGATTCTCTCTGCCAAGATACGTACAATAACCTCGTTTACCATTACAAAATCCCTCCCACTTTTTCGTTTTCTTGCATCAACAGCTGGTCCTCTAATTCTTTGATCCGATCGGCTTCCGTCGGCACCTGCGGTACATATCCGTCGATTACGATCCGCTCCACAATCGGCGCGTCTTTTGGTTTTGTGACGTCAATATGGTACGCAGACGCGAGACGGAAATTGTTCTCGGCGTAACCATAAGGTAGGTCAATAAAATCAATTTCTAGCGGACGCAACCCTTCTTGAAGGCTACCTGCCATTTCCTCAAATGTCCCGTTTAGTATCTTTCCAGTTTGACTATCGTATATAAGCCTTTTACCAAGTTCCATCCTAGATCACCTCGTAATTTTGATTACTATTCATATGCATACCATGTGTAAGTAGCTGCTGCAAGATCAGTCGGCACTCTAAACCCACCTTGTGTAACATAGGCTTGTGTACCGTCTAACCGCCAAAATACCTTATAACCATTTTCGACATATCTATACCCATCACGCATTTGATTTTCGTTATACATTACTTGTGCTGCGGAGAAGTACAACAATATTGTCGACGGTTTGAAGGCTAAACCAAGTACCTCAGCTGGATACGCTCTCCCAATTGAACCATCGTTATTAAGTGTGAATTGCCAAAGACTTGAACCACTTGTTACTTGACCTGTTGCATAGCGTTTCGAATTAGTTCCTGTACCCGCTATCCTCTGACCCTGTGAATACGCGACCTTACCTACAGCAAGATCGCCCGCCGTGATGTTTCCGTCACTTGTGTACGTACCTGTCTTAAACAGCCCCGTGCCACTCACTCCGTACTTTTGACCGAACTGCACGCTATTTGGAGTGATTCCGAACACACCCATTTTGAACTTTGTAGTATCAGTTATGCGACCGTATATATTAGGCTTGTATGTGAAGTATGACCCGATATAGCCGCCTGTCATCTCCTCGATGGATTCCATCTTATCTGACCCAACAGTCATCGTAGAGTACGCCAAATCTTGCATAGTACCTGTATACTTCATGCCCCGCGAGTACGCGATGAGCCCAGCGAGCAGGCTGGACGAGTCAAGCAGCGTGCCGTCAGATGTAAACGTACCTGTGACAACTAAGGTCTGGTTGTCTACGTTCCCCATCTCGATACCGTGCTTGATGTTCTCAGGTCTCAAGTTGTCGATCTGGACTTGTAGGGTTGACGTGGAATCAATGTACCCGTTACCGTTCGGCTGGAACGTTACTGTGGTGTATAACGGTGCCACGTCTATGGCTTTGATATAGCCTGAGCTCATCAGCGGGAAAGCCTTGCCGATGTAGTTCGGCATTGTGCCTACATACTTGACGCCTAAAGCATATCCAATGAACCCTGCAAGAATCCTAGAAGCGTTGACCGTTCCATCACTGGTGAACGTACCAGTCATGTACCCGTCTGTCCATCCGGGGTTTCCCACCATCACCCCCGCTTTTATATTCGACGGCAACAGGTTCGAAACGTCCAGCTTGATGTCTGTCGTTGTAGTTACGTACCCCGCTGTGTTGGGCTTAAACTGGATAGAGCCTAATTTCTGAGTATCATCATAGAGAACCTTATTGATGAATGTCAAGGCTACTGTTGGGAAAGTCTTATTATTATAGTTCTTAATCGCCCCAGCGTACCGTACACCCTTTGAGTACATTATTCCACTTTCAAGTACCCATGTTGCATCTCCATTTCCATCTGAGGTGAACGTACCTGTTACTATCGCTTCTCCTCCTATTACTGTGTTGCCTATTACCTGTCCGTGTGCGATTCTGTCGGCGTAAAGCCCTGCTATCCGTTGCTTCCAAACAGTGGTATTCGTGAGGTACCCTCCTGTCGGTGGAGTTACCTCGAACGCAGGCACGTTGTCCGACCCGTCAATATAATACTTCTTTATCGATCCATATCCTACAAGGTAGTCTTTTCCACTCCAGTTCTTCATAGAGCCTGCATACTTGACACCCTTCGAGTACATCACAGCCCCTTCAAGCAGCCAAGTTGCGTCACCAACGCCGTCAGACGTGAATGTGCCTGTGATACTCGATCCTGCTGGCGCTCCATTCTGTAAGTTCCCTACCTTCACCCCGTGCTTAATGTTACTATCTATGAGGTAGTTAACTGTCTGTTGAATAACGGTGTTAGCGTCAACATACATAGCGCCCGTTGGTTTTAAATCTATTATGATGCTGTTAGGGTCTGACCCGTGCGCTCTAACGGCTGATATCATGGTGGCACCACTGACTATTGGTTTACCGCCGTTATTTACCATCGTACCTGTTACTAATCCGGTATCTGTTCCGATCGTCTTAGGATTCAATACGTGCGCTGCGGTAGCGTCTCCGTACTCACCCCCTTCACCCTGTAAGATAAAAGCCGCCGTACCAGCGCTGTATCTTAGTGTGTAAATGCCATCCTTCTTGAGCGTCGCAGGGTTACCGTTCGCTTTTTTAATTGGTGCTGCCGCGAGCGTTCCCCATTTGATAGTAGGATTTGCTCCGCTGTCGACATGCGCCGTGATTACAAGGCAGGTCTTATCGACAAGCGCTGTTGGGTTCGGTGACGATGAACACGTATACGCTGTGCTTGTTCCGGCTGTAGTTCCACCATCTGCCTGGTGTTTGACATAATCTTCTTTGTGATTTACGATATCAAGCTTGTTGTTTTCCGCCAACGCTTGAATATACATTTCAGCGTAGTTCTGAGCGTCATTTTCCGTCGTTAGGCGTGCGATGTTATTAACTGCATCCGATACCGTACCGTTAAGCCCCACCTTATACTGTACGTCCGTCTGAGACACGTTAGCGGAATAAGAGTAATTATCCAACGTTAAATAACTTGCAAAGTACTGCGCATTAGGATTGAACTCTTCCACTTTAATCTTAGGCCTTTCCAAACCGTACATATTAGCTGTAGAAGCAAGGAATGGCACATTTGTTTTAATACCCTCGTCTATTCTAAGAATCTTTTTAACACGCTTTTTAAATACCGTGCTTTCAAAACTTCCCGATGTAGTATTACTGTAATAAAAACCATCATTTCCATTCTTGAATATAATAGGCTCTTTGAAAATAGCCCCTGACTCAACCGTAATCACATTACCGCCTGGATGAAGCGAAATAGATCCATCTGCATCGTTTACTTTGCTTATTACAGGTGTAGCAAGTGCATAATCAAGTGTTGCCCAGCCTGTCCAGCCCGGAGCCTTGTTTGCAGCTACCCATGCCTCTGTGTTAGTCGTCGCTGCCTTGCCATCGAGAATCGACACCCACGATGTATACTTGCTACTATCGTTGGCTGTGGCTTTCCATCCGTTCATCAAAGCTTTGACTGCATTAGCATTAGGATTGAGGGTGTCTGTCCACCCTGTATCAGCGTTATCCACGGTTATATTAAGATTTGTATTAACATTTGATGGGTTGTATAACCCACTAATATCGGCTGCGGGATAGTTCCCTCCGTTATTAACAAGTAGTTTTCCATTGAATTTAGTTACTACTTCCGAGTTTGTTATACCATAATAGACATTGTCTAATCTAATTCTCTTGAAGCCCGTTAAGCCTTGTGCAAGTACCCACGACTGACTACCATCAAGTACATTCATAATACTAACACGCCGATTCAACGTCGCTTCTGTCCCTCTTACGGTTACTTCATCCCGTACCCCATTGACTTCACCTAGTGTTGCAGGTAAAAGAACTCGTTGATCTTCGCGTGGTTCAAATGAGGCCTCCACGGTGCTAATCGTTAGCATTGGATAATAAATAATTGCACTAGTATTAGGAGTGGTGCTTGAAATATAGATTCCAATTTCGTAATCAGTTCCAGTTGTGGAATCAAAGATCAATTGACCTTTACCAGCTAGGAATGGCTTTGTTGCAATTTGAGTCATTTTACTATCGTAAACATAAACACTTATATTGTCATTTGTTTCAAAAGCAAGCGTATGTTTTGAGTTTGGTGCGGTTCTTATTTTGCAAGTCATCATTCCGCTACCTGATGTTCTTGTCATTTTAGCTACGTAATTAGATGTAATCTCAATTTTATCAATTGGAAAATTACCATCACTTCTTTTTGTAATCCATTCAGTAAATGGTGGAATTAGGTTTTTCCCTTGCTTGGTAATCACAATACCCTGTACAGGCTTACGTCCATCGATGTGCGGGATATAGTCTCGGATGTTGCTCTCTGTGATTGTAGTGCCGATTGCATTCCAGAGAGTGTCGTCGGTGACTTCACAAAAATCCACATTTCTAAACTGAACCCATCCAGCCGTTCCTGCAGGATCATAATTTGCTAAAGCTATATATGCATTATTCGAATCCGCAACTGTAACCAATTTTACATATAAAGTTTTATTAACCTTTGTTGTTACACTAACTACAGGATTCCCCTCGTTAGAGCCTAAGTTCAACACTAGTCTAGCAGTCGATACCCCATCTGATTCAGCGTCTACAATCGCAATGTATTTCCTTCCAGCAATAACTTTATTATGAGGTGTTCCAGTAGCGCTGGCGATATACCTTTCATTTTGTAGCGTATCCGATGATAAGGACTCAATTTTTTGATAGTTACCATTAAAAGTATATTTCCCTTGACCGGCAGGAGATCTCCTCCAGGTATCAGCAACTCCATCTGCGTTAGCATCTTTAAGTGTCCCCAAATCCCCTAGCCTGTTAGTTAGCATCACTCCATATACAGTTAAATCCACCGCGCTGGCTTGATCTGCATTGATTAGGTTAGCGCTGGGGCCAAGGGATTGCTTTAGAACGACTTCATTTACTTTTGAGTCGGTATATGCTTTTGCATCAGTTAGTGCTTTGTCTGCCCTTGTCTGAGCCCCCGCTGGCGTCTCTGCACCAATTTGCGTCGTAGTAACCCCATGTGGATTATCCTTGCGATTAGCGTGAGCATCAACCTTCGCTTGAGCACCAGCAGGGGTCTCCCTTGCATTCCATCCTGTTCTTTCGGCGGCTGTTATGTGTTTAACAGTGTCGTTCGCGTGAGCGTCAACTTTTGCTTGAGCTCCTGCAGGAGTTTCCTTCGCATTCCAGGCCGTTCTTTCGGCAGCAGAAATATGGATTGTAGTATCATTCTTATGAGCATCAACCTTGGCTTGCGCCCCCGCCGGGGTTTCCTTGGCATTCCAAGCAGCACGTTCGGCCTGGGTAATATGGATGACCGAATCTGCCTTGTGTGAATCATATGCCGCTTTCAAATCATTGAATTCATTCAGCTTTGCAAACACCAAAGATTGATCAATAACCGCAGTGACATTCGTTGCATTGCTAATAATCACATTCGCATATACATACTTCTCGATGATATCGGACCCGCCACCTGCAGGAATGTATTCCGCATTCGTGCCAGCATTTGCATAGCAGTATAGAATCTCACCTTCATCCGGATCCTGTGCGAAAATACCAATTTCTCTAAAATAAAAGCCTGTCGTGATATCGTGGTTTGTTAGTAGTGCCCCGATTACAGCACGGCCAGCTTCCTGTACGCGAAGTTCCCTGATCTGGAGGGACTTCTTCTCATTAATAAGCTTCTTCAAATCTAAAACAGAAGCGCCCTTAAGCTCGCCGTCACCAAGAGCTATTCTTGTGTATTTCAATTGCACACCTGTTTGCGCCTTGGTCTCAAGATTACGTCCTTTGTTCGTAAACATCATGCCGCCGAAAGCTCCCATACTACCCCTCCTGTCTTACATACATGTATTCGCCCATATGCAGGACCCCTGCAAAAATAGTTGGTAAATCTGTGGTTTGTGTAATAATGACCTTCTCAAGCCGGGACCGTAAGTTCTTGACGGTATCGATCGCACGAATGAACTCCTGGGCTTTCGCTGCAGTCGCTTCCGGATCGTCAGTCAATACACGGAAGTAATACGGCTTGCCTCCATACTCGTACCATTCCTCAACCTTGCCTCCCCCAAAGACGGTCGAAATAAGTTCTTCGACGGCGCTTGGCGTACCTTTGCGTCGATGCCAAGGGATTGCATTCTTAACCAGTTCCCGGCACTGTTGGAGCGGCAACTTTGGATCGTAGAAATCGATATGCAGCTCCCAAGCCATCTCGTCGACTTCCTCCGTTGTAAGTTCGTCCATACGTGAGTATCGAGGAAGCTTATTAATCTCATCCGTGATCTGTTGCATCTCGCTATCGATTGCCTTAGCTGCAGCAACCACTTTAGGATCCTGCAATAAATTTGGCGGGATAAGGTCAAGCAAACTTATTTCGTTGATATTAATCATCGGCCATTCCCCCATAGGTCACATTGGGAGCGGATGCTGTTGCTATCTCCGATGTGTTGACCTCTGTGAAGATTGGCTTTACGACATTTACTCGGCTTGCACCGGCGACCATCACTCTCCGGATTAATTCAGAGGGATTGATATCGCGGCCAAGCTTTGACTTTTGCCATAGCATATAATCGTTAACGGCCTGAATCACCGCCGCCTGTATCGCGGTAGCTTCTGCGGCCCTTTCACGGCTGATCCAATACGTGAATTCAATTGAAAATGACTTCATGGTCGGCGCTTTGACAACGACCTTATCTGTTAGTGGCCGTATTCTCCTGTCATTAAGCGCACCCGCGACCGCATCAAGGATATCCTGCGAAGGGGGCGCGCCCCCGGCGAGCAGCGGCACGACTTGCACCACCGCGTCGCTCGGCGAACTTACACCAACGTCTACGATTGCGGGGCTTGCAGTCTTGGCCCAATGCTGATATGCACCCTCTGGCCCAGCCGTCGAAAATCCTTCGGGAGCCGTCCGGATCCGCTCACGATAAGAGTCGTCCGATTCTCTTTCAGCTCCGCCTGCGCTTGACGTAATATTTTGCACGGTTGCTACAAAAGGGATAAGGTCCACCAATGTATCTAATTGACCAGGCAAGAAACCATTCCCAACTGTTCCTGCTTGTACACATTCGCAGGGAACGTCCACCGTTAAAGAGCCTGGAAGAATTTCTGCAACACCCTTTGTAATGAAAAACAATTGACTCCCACTGCCTGTGATCCTTGTCCCTACTGGAATAGTTATGGCCGATGGCCTCGGGGCTGAGAGAGTGAATTTCACAGTGGTTTGTGCCGGCGATGCTGCTAATCGATTTGTCTCGCTTCGAGCTCCAATATGATCAAGGAAGTTCCCAAATGCATATTTCAAGTGATCCATCTTTTTCACATGATTAATTAGCACCCTCTGCTGCACAATAATTTGTGTTATTGCCAATAAAAAAAGGCGTACAGGATCGCCGGGTAATAACCTCCGACCTTCTGCCGCCTCATATACAGTAATGATGTTATTCAAGGTTTTCTCAACATCATCATCCACAAAACTTATGTCTGGTAGTTGCTCAAGGTTCAAAACGTCACCCCCTCGGCTATTTTATATTTCACATTTGGATTCACCTTCCCGTCCTCGCCGGGTTGGTACGTTACGGCTTCCACGACAATCCTCGGCTCAAGATCCTGCAGCGCAGATATAATCCTGTTCGTCATCTGCGCTTGTAATATATTCACGGGTAAATCGGTATCCGTAGAATCTAGCCCAAACGACCGATTAAGCGGAACGGATCCCGCGACGGTTTCGATAATGCATACAACATTCTGGTGGATCTCTTCATCGATGCTTTTCGGACTAAAGTTTACAATCATTTCGCATACTCCTTCAGTTCGATCTGGATCTCAGCAGTTAAAATATTCCCTTCGTTATCCAACGTTTTAAAAGCTTCGTTTAAGGTCGAGATAACCCACTTATAGGTTCCTAGTGCTTTCCCGCCAATTGTCAGTGTATAGGCCTTTCCACCGCGATCCATTGTTACCAACCTATCAAGTTCAAGGCGGGGATCCACACCCAAGTAGATGTTGAATTTCATTGTGAATGTGACAGTATCCAGCCCAGGGCCAATATATTGCAGTAATGGCTTTTTCCCGAGTACAGCATGTTCAGCCCATCGCCCCGCGGTAGCCCGTTGAAAATCATCGAATGTCCGGATCTTGTCATGGCTTACTAAGAAATTTACCTCACCAAAGGAGCCGATCATAGGTCTCCACTCCCCGGTGTATATCCGTTGATCTTACCCGAAACATCAAGGTTACCAGTAATCTTCAAATCCGATGTGCTGACTTTGCCGTTCAGGAGTATCTCCGCTGCTTTGATCGTAAGTTTCCCATTCTCATATACAATCTGATTATCATCATCAAACCATATCCCCCAAGTTCCAGGGCTTGCCTCTGGTATGACCGTTTGATAAACAGCAATACAAAACCCCTCCGACTCAGTGAACAGACATATAACTTCGTCACCCACTTCCGGAAGCATGTAATACTGGGAACGCCCTGGAGGGACGAGTACAGTAAGATCATTTGAAACAGATGTATCTAACCCATTAAATACAACGCGAACCGTCATATTTTCAGCGTTAACAGTCGACACTTCACCATGTCGTACCCATTGCATAATTACCACCCCAATACCTTTCGCAATTCCATTCGTGATACATAGCCATTGCTACCGACCTGATGAGTCACCTTATCGACGATATACTTCCCATCGAATTTGCCGAAGCCTACGATCGTCACAACAACGCCTGCAGCAATACGAATATCGCCTACAATGGTCATCGTCGCCCTATTCGCTTGTTTGTTCCTCTCACGTAGCCGGTTCTTAGCGATCCGCAGCGCGTCGGCCTGTGATTTCGCGGTTTCCTTTATACGCAAAACAGGCCCGTTCGCAGGTGCGCCGGGCGGAGTATATGTTACCTTTTTCGTTACGCTAACAGCCTTCTTTGTTCCCTTTTTCTTGCTGGTGCTCGTGGTTTTGGTTGACTCCTCATATGTGACTTCACAAGCACGATAGGCACAATTGGCCGCCGACCATTCGAAGTTGTAATCAATTAGGTTATCTTTGCCACGCTCAAACGTAGCAACGGATTTTCCCTTCTCAAATTTCGCTTCGTCGAAGAGAACAAGCTTTCCTTCCGTGACCTTAACGGCAATTCCTTCTTGCTTGGTCAAATCGAGCAAAAAGGCAAGATCCGTTTGCTCTTGTTGTTCGATTCGATCATACGTAGGATCGTCTGGCACTTCTCGAACAAGCTTTAATCCTGCCCTTTTAGCTATATCTGCGGATATGGTCGATAGTTTTACTTTCTCCCAAACCTTCGTCCTTTTGACTTGCCTAGCATCCGAAGAAACGGGGAATGAAGCTGCCTTAATATCAATTAAATCAGGTGGGCCAGTGAAAGTAAGGCCATCTACATGAAATGTACCGCAAGGGTATTTCTTCTGGTCCCCCTCCTTATACCAATTAAAAACTTCGATGGCTACAGAAACCTTGTCCCCTTCTACCGGTGCCCACGATTTCTGCCACTTGTTATCTCTATCCGAAACCGTTATAGAGAGATCATCGAGCTCCCCGCTTGAAGCATCGGTATAACTTAAATCGGTCACATAATTCATGAGACTTTCTGTGATATTCTTTCCGTTATAATTAATGTGAATTTTGGAAGACCTCATAATTAATCGCCTCTTTTCCAAGGCGGTAAATCTTCCGATACCTCTTCGGGTTTATCCGGAATAGCCAGGGTATAACCCGCGTCGAAAATCACAACCCACACATGCTCAGGATTGGCAGACATAAGCAGAGGGAACAGCATTTCGTTTCCATACACTTTGAATGATATTGCATCCCATGTGTCCCCTTGGATCGTTTTATACTGGCCCACTCATACTCACTCTCCCTTTTTGTCTGAAGTATGCTTCGATCTTACGCGCAAAGTCTTCATTGCTCTTTTGCAACGCTTGCTCGATAAGTTTAATCGTGCTCGAATCTGCATTTCCTTGAACAACTACACTCGACTTATTTTCAATGGTTATAGGTGGACCTGAAACCACAGGACTTGTCTGTGCGCGTTGACCAAAAGATGCAGCATCCGAAGCCAAAGGATTGCTTCTTGGTTGTTGCTCAGTACGCCCCATCATTTGATTAACTCTATCTAAGATCGCATGAGAGCGTGGTTTGTTATTGATTGGGATAAATGCTTCAGGACCAGCTTCCCCGTATACTCCGACATGAGGTTTATTAACGATATCACCATCAGCATAATGTGGGATTTTTAGCCTAAATGGTTCAGGGATTACATCAGAAGGAGCAGGCTTCGGAGTGATTCCCGAAGTCTTCTGGATAACTTCTAATTCCAATGTTGTTTTCGCAGGCAAAAGGTTCATCTCTTGTCTTAACTTCGACACTTTGTCAAAGGCCTCTTGGAAATGCTTCTTCTGCTCATCAGTCATAAACTGATATCTCTTCGCTTGATCTTCAAGTGTTCCTTCGAGTTTTGTCTCTTGCTCGTGATACTTCTTAGCAGCATCATACATAGACAGATAACTTTGTTCGACTATTTGCAATTCTTCGCTTGCTTTTTGCCAGTTCTCATAGTTATCTTGGTATGATTTATACAATGCATCCCTCTCTTCGTACACATTGTTCCAGTTTCCGAGATATGATTTACCGGTTGTATTTTCCAACTCATTCAGTAAAGTTTCTAGCTGTGCTTGTTGATCATGTAGTGACAGCCTGGTATTGTATACAACTTCATTTTGTCGAGCAATAAAATCATTATATAAAACGTAATCTGCCCGCTGCTTCTCGTACTCTGACTCATACTTTGGTACGTCACTTTTAAGTTTCGAATACTCCTTCTCCACTTGAGGTCGCTTGGCTATGTTATCCGTTACCGTCTTTTGAAGCTCAATCCTGCCCATCTTTTCTTTAGCATCGTTCAAACGATCAGCTAACTCAGCTTGTTCCCGAAGCTTGTCTGTTTTGGCGCTTTCAGATTTTATAATATCCGGGTTCAAGTCGATTAGTTGCTGTTCAATATCTGCCAACTTCTCGCGTGCTGTCGTCAATTCCTCTGAAGGTGTCTTTGAATCCTGTATTTTGGTATTAAGACGATCATACTCAGCAATTAGATCCTTCGTTTTTTGCCTGTGCTCTACAATCGCTGAATAGTCGGAGAAAGCTGTGTCAAATGAATCTTTCATATGGATCAATGATTGTCTTGCGTTTTCGTTGTGACGTTTATAGGCTATAACACCTGCCGTCAGTAATCCTACGGCACCAACTGCCATCCCCACCGGGTTAGTCAAAAAGGTAGCAGCTCTCCCAAGAAGTGCAATACCTTTCGCTGCACCTGAACCCGCCTCCTGGACTTTACCCAATCCCTTGATAAAATTCGCTGTTTTGTTTACACCTTGACCCACTTTCACAGCAGCCATTGCAGCAGCCGTTACACCAATCATTTTCGGTGCTGCTTTGAGAACAGATAGTAAAGTGTTACCCCATGCTTTAGCCTGGCGTGTATTCATCCATGACTGGAACTGCTCCGAAGCATCGGCAGCTTGCAAGGCGAGATCCTTAATCAAAGGTAGCGTTGGTTCCAGGACTGATATCTGCAATGTCTCCATCGCTCCGCGGAATTGTTCTATGCCACCCTTGGCGTTATCCATACGTTTCTTTGCGACATCGAGAGCAGTAACCTTACTCATTTCTTCGGTAAAGTTTCTTACGCCGTCTGCGCCTTCTTCATACAAGATATTCGCTGCGCGGATTGCGTCGGTACCGAACATCGTTTTAAGTGCAACTTGGCGCTGCTCTGATGTAAGAGCCGACAAAGATTTACGCAATGCACCAGCAATGTGATCCAAAGATTGAAGATTACCGTTAGCGTCATAAAACTCGGAGCTCATCGCGCCCGCATTAAACGCCATTTCTCGGAAAGATTTGTTCGCCTTATCTGAACCGACCTTTGCTCCTTGTGTTTTAGCAGCAAATGTCATCATTGCGTCGACAATATCTTTGGTTGATTTCGAAGCTGGCTTAACGCCCTGGCGTTCCAGGAACTCCAGTGCCTTTGTTGCATTAAAGGTTGTAAGTCCTAGGCGTTCAAACTCAGATTGTGCATCCGCTGTTATCGGCGACAGGTTCAAAAGCATCGTTTTCAGCGATGTACCTGCATCTGATCCTTTTAATCCATTATTCGCGAATACCCCAAGCGCAACGTTGGTATCCTTAAATTTCATGCCTACACCGGAAGCAACAGCAGACGCTTGTGACAAGGACATTTTCAATTCCATTACACCGGTTGCGGAAGCATTCGCGGTACCTGCTAAGATATCCGCTACTTTAGAAGCTTCAAGCCCGTCCTTCTTGAAGGCGTTTAACGCGGTAGACATGATCTCGGCTGAGTCTGCAAGCCCGATCTCGCCGGCTGCAGCCATGTTGAGTGCTGCAGCTAAGCCACCATCAAGCACCTGTTGGGCGCTAAGACCCGCCTTGATCATTTCCTCCATGCCCTGGGCCGCTTCAAGAGCAGAATATTTTGTTCTAGCTCCTTCTTTTAGCGCAAGATCGTGTACTTTCTTCATCTCGGACGTTGCCATACCACTTACTGCTTGTATGGAATCAAGTTGAGCTTCAAAGTCAATCGACTTATTTAATGAGCTTGCAAGTACTGCCCCAGCACCTAATCCTGCAGTTAAGGGAAGTAGACTCTTAGACAATACATTCCGCATCTTGTGTGATGCAGATTCCGTATTCCTCATCTCGGATTGAGTACGTTTTAGATCCTCGCGGACAGGTTGTGTAAGGGATGATTTGCCGGAGCCTTTTTCAAGCTTCTTTGCCGCATCAGTCAGCTTCTTATAATCGTTCGCCGCATCCGTTATTGTCTTACGAAACGATGATTCGAGCTGGCCGGCAAGCCTGAACTCCACTTCATACGCTTTTGTCATTTATCCCTCACCCCTCGCCTTTGAATAATTCGTACCAATCAAAAAGCTCCCAAATCGGGAGCTGGAGATAATAAGAAATCGGTGTATACGATTCTTTACAAAGAAAAGCGACTGCCTCCATGAGCAGTCGCTTTGTATTTGAATCATTTTTTAAGAGTCTATACCGATAAAAAAATGCTGGACCCTCGTAGTAATAGCTGAGAAATCCCGTGCCTTGATATTGTGATAGAATTCCATTGGCAATCCAGATAGATGGGAAGCTGTTAGAATTTGATACTCTTTCGAGTACTCCCTAATATTCACGGCTTCATTCATCCGATCTGCTGCCATAAACTCTCGATCGATGCGTATTAAAACTTCGCCGGTTAGCATTTCAAAGTCTAGCTCGATTCCCGTTATCGTTTGCCCATGAAACTCAATTGGATTTAGCAGTTCAATTGTTTCTTTCATCCGGATCCCCTCCTATAGTGCCAAAATATTACGAAGTTTGGCTCGATAATCGAATCCATCCACGACATAAATATTATTCAATTTATCGATCTCGATCAGAACAGCTCCATCTTCCTCGACTTTAAGATAAATACATTCCATTTCATTGCTGCCGTCCATTGTTGTGGCAGCCTCTGCTTTTCCTAGATCCAGTTTCTTTGGAAATGCACGAACAGTGATTTTTTTCCCCACTTCATCATGTTCGCTAGTTGTCTTATTGAATACCTGGATCGCAGCTCGGAACTCAATTAAATGCGCTTTGGGTTTCATAAGCTGAACTGCTTCGCGAGTCGGGGTTGTACGCCAATTAAAAATAATCGGCATAGGCCCAAAGTGCCCTGGTGTAATTGAATCGATTTCACCAGCGATACCTGCGCCTTTTAAAGTATCCGACATCATTTCGAGGGCCGGTAATTGCACGCTCGTAACCCCTAAGTACGTATTTCCTTCAAGGAAAGTGGTATAATCTATCAGTTTCTCATCAATCAAAGTACGACTCATTTATTTCACCCTTTCTATTTACAGTGATAGCGTGGCTAGGTATGTCGGATCGATTTCTATGCCGAACTGAATATTTTCAGCGACTCCAGGAATACCCACTGACAAACTAAAATTCACTGTCCCTTCAATTAATTGAGTCACAGGATTCTCTAGTGGATCATATTTACATGTCCCACCTAAAATGGCACCCATGGAGGTCAAACCATTTAACCGAATATTATGCTTAGTCGTAACGGCCTCAATGAATCGCTTGGTAATGTTAGCATCAACATTCTCCCAAGTATCAATAATGATCCAGTTGTTAATCCAAAACATCATGCGCTTTGCGTGGATGAAGATATCCTTCATGTCTGTTAAGTTTGGATGTGCTGCCGTACGGTTACCCCATGCTCTCGGGCCACCAGTAAAAGATAATACTGTTGAAATCCCAACTCCGTTCAGATCGTTTGCATCATTTGGTCCTAGTGACACAGGGGTCTTATCAGCGAGTACAAGTCCATCTACTTGCATCAATCTGTTTGATGGAGAGTTAGAAGGTACGCCACTATTTGCCGCATCCATTTGACCGATTAGCCCTGCTTTATGCGTACTCATGTGATAGATCCGACCATTTTTCTGCACTTTCGGCCACATGATATCCTGTCCAGGATCGCCGACTTTCTTCGACTCGATAGCCTTTTGCTTCGTGCGAATAAGCTTCGTATCCAAATCTGTCAATGCAAACGCTTTGAACATGCCATTGATATTTTGAGCTTTGGCAATCATAGCTGTTGCAACAACCGGATCGGTAGAAAATTTCGGAGCAATCACCAATCCTGGGATAACGCCGAACAGTGGCATAATGTCATCTAAAATTTCTAATCCGGTTTTCTTACCGGTAGCCGGATCAACTACCCCGATAATATCCGTATTCTTAACTTTTGAAACATCAATCGCATCATACGTGATTGTTAGCCCCATAGACGGCGTAGTAATGGTGCTCGTAGCAGTAAGAGAAATAACTAAGAAACCATCTTTATCAAGAGCAACAGTAAAGTCGGTATCTTTAACATAAGTAACAGCATCCTTCTTCAACTTCACGCTATCCACCAATGGATATTGGATACTCGTTACGGTCGCTCTTTGTAATAAATCTACCGTATTAGTAGTGGACTTCTTCGCAAGAGACGGATCAAGAACATTTACTAGAATTGCATAGGACTGCTTGTACAAAGAAAAATGCGAGTCAATTGCTTCAGATAATGTGAAACTCTCGAAATCCTCTGAGAAACCGAATTCTGCTACAGCTTCAGCGCGAGACCGTGCAACAAACGGTACGTTTACTCGTCCCATAGGAGCCGTACCAATCACAACCGTTATTGCAGAGTCTACGCTCTTTTGCCCCGTGATTTTCGTGCCTCTTTCGTTTACTGATACACCGTGTTTAAACGCCACAGGTCAGCACCTCTTTTCATAATTTTCATTTCTCCCAAGCGAATCTATTTGCATAAATATCGATATCTTTTATTTGTGGCTCGATACTCTGGAATTTCCATTGAGTTTGTGCAAGTCCCACCCAAAGGGGGTACGGCTGTTCCTCAGGGATCTCCCAGACATACGGCCGCTGAATTTCATACTTCTTATCGATAATGTTTTCATTGAGTAATGTAATGCGTACATGCTCCATTAAATTCAAAAGATCGTAGCCTCCATCTGGCTGCTTGAATCCTTCTTCATCAGTGGCCTCCGAATACACCCCAAATGAAAGAGCAATATCGACCGTGCATTCAGCATCGTTCCGTTGGTTGACAGCATCTTTGCCATTAACAATCCGCGCAACGACATAGGGGAAATCAGTATCCTCAGGGATCTTTGGATTTTTGAATGGAAGATACCACTCAAAAACCTTTGGATGCTTATAAACTCCGTTCTTCCCTTGAGCTGCAGAGTATTCCTCAACCGTCTTTCTTACAAATCTGCTGACTGCATCAAGTAATAGTACTGCCGACATGCTTACTTCATCCTTCCTAGTACTCGCTTCATTTCGTGATCAAGGCGTCCCGCCATTCTTCGGTCAGCTTCCTTGCGCATATGCTCGACAACTCCCGGCTCCCCTAACATCACCGGAATACCAGGACCAAATAATTCTTCAACTGGTGCGCGACGCCCTGGCCCCGTCCGGATAAATACACCTGGTTGATACTGCCCAAGATTCGCGACGAAAGCACCCGGGATTGCTTTGTTCTTCCCTTTTTTAACCGATGCTTTTAGCACCTTCGGCTGCTTCCTTGGGGGCTTACCAGGTGAAGTCTTAAACTGAATCAAGGGAATGTTTCGACCACTTGCTTGCAATATTGCTGAAAGCTTTTTAGGATTAGCCTTTGTGATTCGGATCTCGTTCTTAAGACCACGATACTTAATCTGGTAAGTCCCTTTTATCTTCCGGACTCCTTCAGTGCGCACGCCCTGAGCCGTACGATTGAGCGCAGCAGAAAAAGCCTTAGGTACGTTTCTTTCAACATACTTAAGGCTTTTAGTAATTGATTTTAACTCTTCAATGGTATTAGAAGAGAGTTTTATCATGTCTCATTCGACTCCAGGGTAATTTCGAATATACCGAGATTATCCGAAACACTTTTAACGAGGCTTACTTTCCCATTAAATCGTATATCTTGACCCTCTACAGGCGTATAACCGAGATCCACTTTCTTTACAAAGAAGGTGATCAATGACTGATATACTCCTTGTGCATACGGATCAGTGCCTGTCGAAAACAAACGAGGACGCTTATTAATGATGTCGTTATCGATCATCACCAAGATATCGTCCCCGTCTATATTCGCCACTTCACCGAACTCATCGATATTAAGGAATATTTTCGTATCATTCTCAATCATTTTCTTAAATGCGCTAGTCATTGAACTGCCTCGGCAGGGTTGAACGAAGGGAGCTCCTCGTTGTCATCACCTGGTTCCGCATGTGTGCCGACAGTCGAACTTTCAACTTTATCTTGTTCTGCTAAGAACGCATCAATTGCTGCAACCATCTCAACTTTAGATGTTCCCGCCTTGAACGACAGACCACAAAGTTTGCCGATGGCACGTAATTCATCTGCCTTCATTTCAGCATCATACTTCGGAATTCCAACAACTGCGGATGTGGATCCGTCTGTATGGACTTGTACATATTCAGCCACACCTCGAGCAACAAGCCTTTGTTCTTCTAGCGGTGATAATTCAAAAGGCTCATCATTAATCGTTTTAGGGCGAAGCACGGCTCCATCCCTGAATCCATATACGCCTTGAATGACTTTAATCATGCTTTTTACCTCCCACTTATTTCAATACTTTCGCTGTTACCCATGGGCTCTTGTTCTTCGGAATAAATAGCGGTCTGCTGGAAACTTTCAATTCCCGAACTTCGCCTTTAGCGTCAGCAGTATACTTCGGTACCCGCTTACCCATATACGTGTGGAATTGACTATCAGTTTGCTCCAGTTGTGTAACAGCGCCATACAATCCGCGACCAGCGGCAGGAGCCGTAAGAATAACCTGACCACTTGGGATGTAATATTCTAGGACCCCTGTTTCTTCGTTTTCATATTGCTCGTCATAGCTAATGATTTCAATCACGCGACCCTGAACGTTGATTTTACCGATCGACGCAGCACCTGCAGGTAATAAAGTTGGTGCAATATTCCCTAGATTGATACGCATGTTATCGAGCAACTTCTGAATTTTCGGGTTATTAATGATTGTATCTGCCACATCCGGATTAACTACAATCTCCGTAGCAGGCAGCCCCTTAGACGTGAGCATACGGATCATGACTGTTAAATCTGCAATAATGTCAGCATTAGGATCATCCCAATCAATCGTTGGTGTGTAAATGGAAGGGTTCGATGCCTCCGAATAAAATCTAATCTCGTACTCCTTGAAGTCGCTGCTTCCGTACTTATCAGCATACTGCCGAAGCTTGTACCCGTTGTTCATCATACATTGTGCTGCAATATACTCCTCACGAGCTCCATGCATCTCATCAAAGTCAGCTAGATCCTGACCAAGAATCTCCGCTTGCCGTTGCGCTGGTGTACGTTGACTGAATAAGTTCTCACCAAAACCCTTTTTATTAAGATCATCAATTGTTAATGGACGCTGCGGTGCAACAAGCGGCGGCGTGTAACGTTGAGTCGTATAACCCTCACGTTCAATAGTGATCCCGCCTTTTCGTGGCATAACCACAGGAGCCATCTTTTTGTTTCCGTCTTTGTATTCAACAAGAACATCTTCAGTAGGAAACATATCCGTGCTTTCGTTAGTTGGGAAGTATCGATCACGTAAGAAGGTAGCACGTGGAAGCATCTGATTAACTGCTGCGAGCATGGTATGAGTTGCATAAATATTGATTGACATATTGTAAATCCTCCCTATTTCATCATTGTATCGAAGAAAATACCGACTTTACGGAAGTCCTCGATCTGATCAGCAGTAATTTCAACATCACCTTTTGTGATAACTCCATTGGTGTTGAAGTGGCCAGTAATATATACTTCGGATTTCACACTTGCACTTCCGGTATCTACTTCATCCGTAAGAATTGCATTCGGTGTTAAAGTCTCATCAGCTGCTGCAGCTGTTCCGATGATAACCAGAGACTTATCACCTGCGGATCCAGAACTTAACGCAAGCGCGGTACCGCGTTTTAGGATACCTTGCCCACCACGAAGATTACGCATTGCTGTAATAAGTGTAACGTCACTACTGTTAACCAGGTTATCGTATTGCATAGAACCAAGGTTTTCGTCATATCTAGGCATTGTTTATTCTCCCTTCTTTACGGCACGATTGCCGACAATCATATTCACGACCTCTGACTCTTGCATTTCAGGTGATTTATTCCCATCATTTGGCGAAGGCGTTACTTTGTCTCCTCCGGAATTTTTCACGTCAGTTTCTAAATTTTCAATAACTTTAATCCCTATGGACGCCTGTGCTTGCATTGCTTTGAATGCTAGTTGTTCTGCAGTCATCGGATTTACGCCGAATTTTGCATCCTTCACCAATGTTTCATCCCCGATAGCGTTTTGAATATCCTCTATCGATCGGATTCGATCCCTTTCAGCAATAACAGCTGAAGCATTAACTTTTCTAGTAAGTTCTGAACAAAGTTCCGGATAAGCAGCTTGCAATTCTTCAAGATTCTTAATCTCCATTTTCTTACCTCCATCATTTTTATTTATTACAACCGGGGATTGATCCTCCGGAGTAAAACGATTATTAATAGGCATCATCGGCGAAACTGGGATACCTTGCGGAATGTTTCCTAAACTACGGGCCGACATCGAAACGCCGTTCACCATTATGTGGCTGCGATCTTGACTCATGCTCATAGTCACTGGTTTTCCGTTATTAACCACCTCATCGGCTAAGCTCGCGTCAACTGCTTCTTGTCCGGCGTACCAGGTGGTCGTGCTCATGAGCGATTTAATTTCTTCAGCGTCTCTTCCAGTTGCTTCAACGTAGGCATTAACAGCAACTTTGTTATGTGCTGCCATCGTTTCCATTGCCTCCGTAAGATCGTTCACATTGTAGTAGCCATATAAAAAGCCGCTAGCTCCGTGAACCATCACGTTACTACCGGCATATACTTTTCGAGTTTTACCAGCTTGAAGAATTAAACTCGCTGCACTGGCTGCTAACCCGTCACATATTGTTGTGACGTAGCCTTTCAAAGATTTAAGGCGGTTGTAAATGGCAAGGCCGCCATATAAATCGCCGCCAACACTGTTGATGTGTATGGTGATATTATCTTTATCTTTGATTGTTTCGAGATCCTGAATGAACTCATCAACTGCGATGAAGCTACCCGGCACCGGTTCTCCCGTCCACCAGTCAATCGGTCGTGTCGAGACGACCTCGCCGTACATTGTAATCTCAGCATCGTTATCGCCGATCATGGCCATATTATAGGCTTTAAGTAATTCATGTTTTGCTTTGGACATCTCCCTGAAGCGCCTCCTTTATAACCATTTTCACTACATTTTTCACGACGCTTTCGTTATTAACGATCGATTCATTCGATTGTTGCCCTTTGGCTGCCATGAGCTTTTCATTTTCAATAGCTAATTGCTCGACGTTGTTTGAATACTGTCCACCATTCAGCTTGATCGTTTCTTGTTCCCTGGTACTTAAGCCATTATCGATCGCCAATACAGCTGCAGTAATCTCTTTGACTGGATCGATTTGCCCTTGCGACGGGCCAATCCACTCGCTTCCGAGATACGCTTGCCGAATCAGCGGATCCGTCAAGAAGCCAGGAGCAGAAATGCGACCAAGTGCCACCGCTTCAGTAAGCCAAACCTCATAAATCGGTCGACAAAAATCATTGGTCAGCCAGACACGACGCATTCGAAAGGCTTTCCACGCTTCCAATAATGCAGCTCGGCTCGCAGAATAACTACTGTTAAAGGACTTAAGCAAGAGATCCGCTGGTACCTCTAAAGCCGCACCAATCTGTTCACTAATCGCTCGCATAAATACATCAAATCCCGAATTTGGATGCGTTGGGCTTCCGAACTCTACATCCTCACCAGGCTCCATTACATTGATTGTTCCAGGCCCCATCTCATATTCATTCGGATCCCGACTCACTTCTTGCTGACCGCCCACCTCGTTATATGGCATGTTGTTAGGATCAGATTCAGATTTAATGAAAGCCGTGAAAAAACTTTGAACCAAAGCTGCCATGATTTCGGCTTCTGTATACCTGCGCATTTGAAGTAAAGGCTCAATGACATGCGCAAGATAAGTAACCCCTCGATACTGCTCAGGGCGTTCACTTTCCATAACATGCATAATATTCGGCAAGCCTGTTTTCTCACCATATGCGAGGACTCTAATAAATTCGGTAATACTTGAATCTATCGATTGTGGATAAGTATTCGCTATATGGTAAGCTACAACAGCGCCCTCCGAATCCACTTCAACACCGTCATAAATCATATTGCCGTTTCCAGACTTGCCGGTAGTATAGTTTGAAGATAAGCTTCCATACTTCACTGGCGTTCTGACACGATCAGACTCAATAATATGAATCCTTAATCCATATGGCATTAAAGTTGTACGGTCACGGTATTTAGTGATTGCAAAAACATCCCCGGATACAAGCCAAGAGACTAAAGCGAGTTGTTGCATGCTGTTAAAATCGTTGATTCCTGTCGCGTCACATGATCGCTTACGACCTGCCCATAACTCGAATTCAGCTTCTGTATGTTTTTGCCACGATTCAGCAGCTTCAGGTGTCATTTTTAGCACTTCACGATTAATCGTACTTTTCAATTTCAAACCGATACCAACAACATTTGTACGGTTGGTTCGAATCGCGCTGGTTGCAATCGGTGCGGCCATGTAAAGCATCCTAGCGCGCTGCCGAAGAGTAGCATTGTTATAATCAATATCTTCTCTAGGGCTTCCGCTGTTGGGAATCATGCCTTTCATTGCCTTCTTCGTGAAACTAGCACCAGCATCGCTATACCCTTTATTCAGAATTGGGTCGGCTCGTTGTTGTTTACCAGTGCTCATCGCGGTATTAGGAAGCAGTAATCCATTTTTCATAAAGTAGTCGATTGAAACTCCCTCCTTTCGTTAGAATTGACTTCTATGTTAAAGCCGCTTTGCGACATATAACCTCACCAGTCACGCGGAACGACACCGATAGCTTTACGGGACCTACCTGTTCCATCCAGCTGGCTCTCCAAGCTCGATACTTCCTTTTCTAACCTCGAAATTGTACTTTCAAGTTGCGGGATATCGAATTTCGTTAGATTACGGCTACCGATCGAGTAGGATTTCACTCCCCCATTCAACAATGCAAGGTATGCAGCCCTTGCTTCTTCCAAAGCTTTATTTCGAAATGCAAGTCGTTCTTCAAGTGTTTTTCGACTGATCATAATCCATCCTCCTTTACCATTCTGAACCGGAAGCGACTGAATGTCTTTTTACCTTCGCCCTCTTCTTTTTCTCAGACACTTGATCATCCTTCTGCAAAGGAAGAGATAGACCGCGCAATCGTTTTTCGACTGCATCCAAGTCTGGATCCATAGATCGGAAAGCAGCCAGCGCATAATTTCGGCAGTCTAGCGCTTCATTCCGTTCATGTCCAGGCAACTTCTCCCAAGCCCATCGCGTCCTACCGTTGCTTTGCTTAATTACCAGGCGTTCAGACAACAGACCATTAAAATATACTGAATCATAACCTTGCTCTTCGTCGTGTGGGAAATGACAGAACTTTGCGCCAGCTTCCTGAACCTTAATGTTGCTCATGATGTCTGACTTACCAGAATCAACGCCGATTGAATAAAGCCAGGTTGTTCCAACGACTTTACCGTTCACGACAATCTTTGCTTTTCGCGGCGGGCTTGTGTATGGAACTCCGTCCCCGCCGACGCCTTTGATTGCAAAAACTCTCCGGTGTGTTCTCTTGCGACATTCCCGATATACATCTTGCGTCTTATGACCACCACTATCGACAAACGTCATTGAAATCTTCAGACCACGTGAAGGATCTGCAAAACGAAACACATGATCAAGTAAATCATCAAGCCGTTCCCAAACGTCTGATAAATGAGGATCCCCCATAATGATCCCTTTTTTGATTCCCCACGTTTCACCATAATGTCCGTGACCAACAACTTCGTACTCTAGCCGGTCGTTTTGCGTATCGACCCCGCATGTTAAAACCAATACACCGGCTGGTAACTCGACAGGCGTCCCATCTGGACGATCACCGTAATCTTCACGCCGTGAAAGCAATGTATCTTCATCTTCAATATCTCCGCGATCTTCCCAAAGCTCGCCTAACATTGTGTTATAAACAACCTTCAGACGTTGGGGATCATTTTGAGCTGATAAGAATGCATATACGACTTTAGACCACGGCTGCCAAGGAGAAGCAAAGGCGTTCAACCAAAAAGAGCGATGCCCCTTATGGAGCGCCGCTGGGTTTTCTGCTATCCACTTAGCTGGCTGCGTGCGCATCTTATCTTCACTCGATAAGCACCCGCAAGATGGGCAGCACCATTCAATGGATTTCACAATATAATCTTTCTTTTTCCGAACAACAACCGTGTCGAACTTAAACTTAATGTGATCAAATACAATATTGTTCCACTCATCGCATTCCGGACACTGATGACACCAACGTTCTTGTGTACCTTCATCGAAAGATTTTTCAATTGGAGAAAAGCCTTTAATCGTCGGTGTTGATACATCAACCATTTTGCTATTGTAGAAGGTTGTTGTCCGCGCTTCTGCGAGCGCCCACGGATCACCTTCAGTGCCGGCCGATAATGCCCATCGATCACGCTCATCACCAAGTACGTAACGAGCAGGCGTGGACGCAAGACCGCTCGCACTATTCGAACCAACAATCGTTAACATCCCACCAGGAAACGACTTCTGTAACATCGTATTCCCACTATCGCGATTCTTAATATCCGCGACCTTCTTGCGAAGTTGTGCGCTATCTCTGATCATTGGAGCGATCCGCAGCCGGCTAAATTTCTTAGCATCGCCCTCGGTTGGTTGAATATAAAGAACGCTGCCCGGATCCTGATCGATAATATATCCGATAATATTCAACTCAAGCTCTGATTTACCAACCTGGCTCGATGCCACAAGTGTGATCTTCTCGATCCGATAATCTGTAAAAGCATCCATGACTTCAACAAGATACGGCGTTCGGTCATTGTTCCATGGGCCGGCTTCTGCACTATTCTCACGTGATAATACACGATGCTTGCCTGACCATTCGGAAACAGTTAAATCTTCAGGCGGCGTGTAATTACGAAATGATCTAGAAATAGATTGATTTAAAACTCGGAAACGTGTTTTATTCGTTTTCGCGTTCTCCATGTCGCTCACTCCATCCTTGCCGTTCCCTTACACGCTTTTTGAATTCGTCAGGATCGTACTTATATTCAGCGAGATAACCCATGATTTGATATACCTCGCGTTTTATTCGTTCAGATGCCTCGGTTGCTGTTTTAGATTTTGAAAGATCGACCGCAAGCTTACCAGGCATGGCCATCAGCATTGATCGAACAAGCATAATATGATCGGTTAGAACAGACTCAACATCCTCGGCCCTGTGCATGCTGCCTTCAAGCTCGGCCAACTCCAATTCAACCATTCGTGACTTAGCAATTTTATTCTTTGTTTCAGCTTCAAGCTTTAGAGTCTCAAGATCCGAATCCTTCTCCTTCTTCTCGCGGCCATTCGCCTTATCAGCTAGATGAGTAATGTACATTTGAACGGTAGGAATAAGATCATATCGCCGCCCTTTTGGGGTATCGATCGTTTCAATGGTGCCATCAGCTGCGAGCTGCTGCACTCTCTTAGATGTGACACCAAATATCTTCGCTATCATAGCCGATGTCTGCGGATTCACTTTTGATTCCTCTCCCAAAACCTTCACCTCCTACCGAAATGGTCTAAAAAAAATTTTCTGCAACTAGCTTGAATTCGGGGTCGCTAGCACCCGCAGTCTGGTTTTTCCCCCAGGAGGACCCGCTCGAATACGGGGGTAGCCCTCTGAGCCGTTCTATTTAATGGGGAGTGTTATTCATCATTCAACTGATATACGCGCTAATTGACGCCATTCTGTAAGTCATTATCAATCGACTGCCTAAGCTCCGTCATCATCGTCCTAAGCTTAACCTTGCTTGCTTTGATCTTCTCATCGATCTTCAGTCTGGTCGTTTGGGTCTTAGCATTCCTAAACCGTGCATACAAAGATTGAACGTTCTTCTGTTCGAAACGGATATCCGTATTTGTATAGAAGGATGTGTATTCGCGCTTGCAATGTGGACATACGAAATAATTCAGATCAACGGCATTCTCTAATCGCCTGACTTTGATTGCCTTGATCTCGAACTTTTGCTTGCATTCGTTACAATCGACGACTTGATATTCACTGCTCATCTTGCTTATCACCCTTCATGATCGTATTAACATCTACTTTAAAGTGACCAGATAAAGGAACAATAGTCTCCCTATCATTCAGCTTTTTGAATTCTCGCTTTAGTCTGATTTGCTTCAAGATATCTTTGAAGTGGAAGAACACCATGATAAACAGAAGCACAGAGGCAAATATATTAAAGAACTGTGCAATTGTTTCAGGAAGAACAATAACCACAATATTATCCATACGTTTTAAACTCCTTTCTCTTACACTCACCAGGAAGCATACAGAACTGTTTAACACCGTCCCATCTTCCGATTGTACATCCTATACACTTGATTGGCTGTTTTGGAGGCGGGCCTATAATAATTCGTTTTTTCTTACGTTTTCTGACCATGTCGCCTTTCCTCCCTGTTACGAGCTATTGGTTGTTCAGCCCATATATTCGCGTGCTTCATAAACCACTTAAAGAAATCGTTCATTCAATCACATCCTTTCGAGGACATAAAAAAACCACCCCGCAATTGGAGTGGTTCGTGTGTTCTATATAAAAGATTAAAGGCATGCGTCCGTAAACCGTCCGCCGCGAATTTGCTGTGCTCTTCGCTTTAAAAGCATATGTGCTTAGTTACTAGAGAGGAAGAACAAGACCATTTTACCGAGCCAACAAAATTGGAGTCAAACGATTCAAAATTCCTTTGAGTTAAGAAACATTTGATTTACTCGCTTAATGTTCTAATATCTCTCTAATTCACATTTGATCATAAATATAGAAATGACGAGAAGAGGTACGCCCCGGTTATATGCTGCATTGTGCAGCCGTGCGTGTCATTCTCGCCTGATTTCTACAATGTCATAATAACACGGTATTTTCGTCATGTGTTGACAACAAAAAGCTAACTTAGGCATTCACCTGACAAAAAATCAAAAATCCGATTTCCTTTCGAAGAATCCCATAATCTTCAATGAATTAGCCATAGATTCAATTCCAGAATCTATTCTTCTTCCAATTGTTCTTTCACTCCATCCTAGCTTACGAAGATGATGGTAAGTTTTTTGAGGGCTGAAACCATTGAAGTATCTTAGTTCTACTGCTTCTCTTTCCTCGTGTTCTTCTATTATGGCATGTGCGCGACGAAGCATATACGTATAAAACTTATACTCCTCATACACCCATTTCTGCTTTTCCATGAGTATTACTGCATTGGCGGTCTTGTTAGCATAATATTCCTCGTTATCGATCCGCCGGGCAACCTCCCCATCAACGGCGACTTGTGCGAGATCCGCCTGGTGTTTCTCAAAGTCCTGTATTAGCGACATCATGCTTTTATATTTTTCGAGCAGGAATTTAGTCCGCTGGACCTCTTCCTTCGAAGCTAAAGCAAATAGCTCGCCTTGTCCCCACATCATCGTCATTCCCCTCAATTCGTCTATATGGTATATTTGATGATGTGAGATATTGATTGTTAAGCCCCGCGTACCCGGCCAAGGATTGCGGGGTTTGTTTTATTCAACATACAGCTCCAATATTTGATAAGCTACTCCCTCCCTAACACCTGATCCACTATAATCGCGAAATCTTCTAAATCTGCATCATTCGCAATCTGTCGAATCTGTCGAAGTGCTTTGGCCATCTCATTTGATTTATGGTAGGTTGTTTTATCATTGTTGTACCTGCATATCCATTCAGCGGATCGCGTCTGCAATTCGTCTGCCCTGATTTTCTCTGCAGCTAGTTCTTCTTTCAGTCTCTTTACTTTATCCAACAGAAATGAAATATCTTCATGGTACTCCTGCCCTCCAACATACCCATGCCATTCTACTTCTTCTAATGTTTGTGTTATTTCATCAAATCGTTCCTGATTCATATAAGCACTCTCCTTTAGGGGAGTATCCTCCCCTTTGATTGATTAGAATTGATCTATACGGCTGCCGCTTCGCTAGGTGATTCAGTCGATTGATGTCCTTCGGCCTATGTGTTGCGTTATATTGTTGTAATGTGCATCAATCAATTCTTACTGCTACTTTTCTAACGCCGCAGTAATATATACATAATCCTGACTCGTCAAGTTCTAACACATCACCAGCTTTATACCCGTCGTAGTCCTGTGTGAATTTAATAATCCATCCCATCCGTTTCATCCTCCTTGGGCTTTGCCCTCTTCTTAATATCCGTTCCCTAGATCACTTTGCCGCCGTGACGCTGCGGCCGTGTTGCGTTGTATGTCATCTTTTCAGCAATCGCGCGTTCCAAGTCGATCCCATATCTGCCGCAAGCGTCGAACACGCGAATAACAATGTCTGCAAGCTCTGATGGGATGCCGCACGGTTTATGTGCTGGAGTATGTTGTGTGTATGTTGCTCCGTCAATTTTATGTTGATACCACTCTTCATTTGGTTTGCTACCACTTCGATAATCTTCCAGTGCTTCCGATGCTTCGGAATGAATTAAGGCAATGATTTCTCCGAAACTCCGTTCTTCGTCCCACCATCCCTTTGATACCGCATTTTGGTGCGCTTCTTTTACAAGATCGTTAATTGATTTCATATCTCATCTCTCCCTGGGCGTTTGCCCTATATATTCAATACTGGTTGAATAACGGCCGTTCTTTTTTCTGCTATTTCGATGTAATCAGGATTCAATTCGATGATCGTACATTCCCGGTTGTTCTCGAGAGCGACCTTTCGAGTCGTTCCGGATCCGCCGAACGGGTCCAGGACATGACCGCCAACTGGAGCGCCGGCTAATACGCAAGGTTCAATGAGCTTTTCCGGAAAGGTTGCGAAATGGGCTTCAGAGAATTGAGCTGTGGCCACCGTCCAAACGGATCGCTTGCTTCTCGTTGTCCCTTCCCACGGAACAGATGCCCCTAGGCTAGAGTCTGGCCGTCCTCTGTCTTTTCCTGTCTTTCGCTCAATATTCCCACTTCTTCTACGTGATTGAGCAGGACCGAAGGCACCCTTTGATCCACCGACTGCTTTCATACTTCTATTCGTTCTTGTGCCGCCGTTAGCCCTCTCTGATCCATGTTGAGATTCAATATCCTGTGATAATCTACTTATACTCGAAGCAGCAAGTGGCTCTTTAATAGCTTCGCCGTCGTAATAGTACTGTTTGGACTTAGATAGGAGAAACATATATTCATGCGCTTTAGTTGGACGATCTCGGGTACTCTCAGGCATGCAATTTGGTTTACTCCAAATGTTATCCATCCTCAAATACCAACCGTCTGCTTGGAGGGCGAAAGCGACGCGCCACGGTATACCTACAAGGTCCTTTTGTTTAAGTCCCGTCGTTTGCTGCTCCTTATACTTTATCGATCCTAAGTGCTGTCCTTTATGTTGCTTATGAACTCCTCCCGGGTTACCTTGTCCATCTGCATTTCTTCCTTTCATCGATCCTGCGTATGAATCGCCGAAGTTCATCCATAGTGTTCCGTCATCGCGCATCACCCGCCATACTTCGCGAAAAACAAGAACCATATGGCCCACAAACATTTCGGGAGTCGGTTCCAATCCCAAGCAGCCTGTCCACGCTGGTACATCTATTTCAGGAAGCCCTGCCATCGGGGAGTAACTCATAGCTGGCCAATCACTTGGAGGAATGCCGTAGTCCCTGAGACCCCAATATGGTGGAGATGTCACGCAAGTATGGAAGTGATTCGACTGTAGGCGCTGCATAATCAGACGACAATCTCCTTGAAGTATTGACATCCCCCTACCCCCTCCATTTAATCTATAGCTCCAACCAATTGAGACTTATTAAGTTGTTCCAATACGATTTCAATGTGCTCAAGTGCGAAGATAGTGTCCGCGATCTCCTCTGGATCCTGACCAAGTACTGATAAGTAAAGATGGGCCGTTTCCGCTTGCTCCTTTGCTTTCAATAAGGTTTTTATCAAAGCATCTTTACGCTGCTGATCATGTTTGTTCAATTTACTTCCTCCAATGATCTTCTTTATGTTTTTAATAATCGAAAGAAAAGAACGGCTTACGCCGCTCCCTCCTCTGTCATTTTCTTTGCAACCAGTTCCTTATAAGACTTCCAGATAGTACTCAATTTACTACTCGACAAGTTAATGACAGAAGCGATATTCATCCATGTCTTACCTTCCTCTTTGCGCTGTCTCAGTAATTCCGGGAAATCAAGTTCAATTCCATCAAATTTAGGTTTATGCTCAAGGATGTATTTTTCTAGAGCTTCGTTGTCGATATCAACTGCAGTAACTTCTTTTTTCGCCTCAGTAACTTGTTCAGGTTCAGGAGTCTTTACAGTTTCCTGGTCGGTTGATTCGGCTTGATCTTGTTCTTCAGTTTCAAAGTTAACTTCTTCAGTCGGTGGAATTTGTTCCTCACCCTCGGTTGATTCCTGTTCTGCATTTGGATCAGGTTCAGTGCCCTCTATAGTTTCTGTAACTTGTTGTACCGCCGGTTCGCCTTTGATCTTACCGTTACGCCATAAATCCCACTTGATGGCCATCTCAGCAACACGCTTACGGTATTCATCGAACATAGCCCCTACTTCGATAACCGTCATGTCCAGCTCATTTGCGAACTTGACGTATGTCTCACCATCGCGTAAACGTCGAACCATATCAGTAAATTCATATGGCATATCTTCGAATATTGGCGACATACCTGCAGCGATAAAATCATCAATGATTTCCTTGTCGAGTTCCTTCTCTTCTGATTTCGTTTCGATCACTTCTTTAGGAACACCATCAAGTTCTAGCTCGACCTGTTCACCCTCTGGCTTCACTTCGGATACAACGCCTGTCTCATCGACTTTATACTCACGAATAGGTTTATTAGTCTTCGTGTTGATTTGAACTGCATATGTCACAACCTCATCGTCGTGTGTAACCTCTAATTTAGTTCCGATCATATCGCTTAACGTTTCAAGCTGCCCCTGTAGATCCGCAGTCTCTAGGACGATCTCTTTCGTGCCGTCAGGCTTAAGGTTGATCTTCTTTAATTTAGCTTTGTAGGATACGTAACTCATGGTTAAACAGCTCCTTTGATTTTGTTTTGATGATAAGTCCAGCATAGGGCGAGGGCATCGGAAGGATCGAAGAGGCGTTCCCTTACGTCCCCTAATTTGTATTTGCCTTTAGGATCATCTTTTTTGTAATACACCGGCACAGCCAATTCGTCATAATCAAGACCGAATAACATCTGCATCTCCATGGCGACAGTTTCTTTGTCTGCATTCCCTTTACCTGTTTGCATCTTTAGTTCTGTTGGTCTTACATGAGCGATCGGTACGTTTAAGTGAAGCGCGGCCAATGTAACCACAGAGAAAGCACCTACTAAAGCAAGAACACTATTAGCATTTTTAAAATGAACCGGACGCTCGAGTACGATCACATCCGGCTGCTCCTGCTCAATCATCCGAAAAGTATCCTGATAGATTGCATCGAGTACATTAGGCATTGGAATACTTGTGAAATTCCGTAATCCAAAATCAATAGGCTTTCCGTCGCGCATCGTTGCCCAGCCGGCGGTATTCGTTCCATGGTCTATTCCTAAGATCAACATAGCTTGTTCTCCCCTTGTTGTTAGGAAGAAGCTTATGGTCCAACAAAAACACCGAACCAACCACCCTCCCGTTATCTAAAACATCAAATCTAATCTCGTTCTGATAAAGCGGATCCGCGAACTTAGCCAACGCGACCAGCCCCCGCGTGCTGATTCCCCATCAGCGCATTGAACTCCTCGATGCCCTCGTTCAACTCTTCCGGATCTATGCCAGCGAATTCGTTAAGCAGCTCGTTCCGATCGGGAGCGCATCCCGTGCTTCTAAATCGCATTTTCATATATTCATAGACAGCCCAACGTGTTAAGAGACTCATTTGCTCACTCTCTTTCTTAAGCCCATTTACGCTTATCAGTTTTTTTATTGTTTTGTTTCTCTTGGTTTGGTTTTTCATCACGCTGAGAACGGACATGATTCACGAACTTGTTATATTGCTTCAAGAACACTAGCTCAACCGTTCCGACCGGACCATTACGCTGCTTACCGATGATAATCTCGATGATATTCTTCTTTTCAGATTCCTTATCGTAGTAATCATCGCGATATAAGAATGCGATAACATCAGCATCTTGCTCGATTGACCCGGATTCACGAAGATCAGACATCATCGGACGCTTGTCCTGTCGCTGTTCTACACTACGACTGAGCTGAGATAATGCGATGACTGGCACTTCTAGTTCTCTTGCGATTTGCTTCAAGATCCGTGATATATGGGATACTTCCTCTTGGCGATTAGTGCCGCGCCCCACGCTTGCGATAAGTTGTAGATAATCAATCACTATCATACCGAGGCCTTCTTCACGCTTCAGTCGTCGGCATTTATTCCGGATGTCATTTACCGTGATGGTCGGTGAATCATCTATTACGATGTTCGACATGCCGAGCGCTCCGATCGCTTCCGAAGCTTTTACCCAATCGTTTGATTCAAAACGTCCTGTCCTCATCTTGCTGGCATCAATGTCACCCTCAGCACTTACCATCCGCTGCACAAGCTGTTTCGCGCCCATCTCTAAGCTAAAAATCGCTACGGTTTCCTTAATTTTGACTGCAACATTCTGAGCCACATTCAAAGCAAAAGCCGTCTTACCAACGGAAGGGCGAGCTGCAACAATGATCAAGTCACTATTTTGAAAACCCGCGGTCATAACGTCCAGGTCTGTAAACCCACTCGGTAAACCTGTTACTCCCCCACTGTCTCGGTTCTCATATCGATGCTCCATATCGTCAAATACTTCGATCACTACATCCTTGATTCGCTTAAACTCCTGCTTTGGCGCAGCCTGATCGGACAGCTTTGTCGCAGTATTCTGCATACTTGCGAGCAAACTCTTAACGTTACCATTTTCCATGGCGTCGCGGATCTGCAACATATTCGACCGGATAATTTCACGTAGCATATATTTTTCATTCAGTGTCTCAATGTACGACTGAACATTTGCAACACTCGGTACTGATTGAGCCAGTTTTAACAAATAGCTTGGACCACCTGTGTCTTCAAGTTGTTGTTTTTCGGTTAAGCGGCTAGTCAACGTAACAAAATCTATTGGTTCATCTTCCTTGACCAGCTCATTCGCCGCTTCGAAAATGAATCTATTTGCCTGATTCGCGAATGCCATCGGTTTTAAGGTATCAGTAGCCAAGCGAAGCGCTTCGTACGTTTCGTCTACAAGCATCGCTCCAAGGACTGCCTGCTCCGCTTCTGGGCTTTCAGGCAATTCAATAGCGTTAATTGAGTCGAAGGATTTCATGTATCTTCTCCCTTAATCCTGGTGGTGGAGGTGCAGCGTTCTGTTTCCATGCGTCAAGTTGTTCAAAGTATTCTGCTGCCGCTGCTTTCGAACGATCGCGTTCAAGCTGCTCACCTAAACGTCCTCGGATATCAGCAATCGTTGGCGGGAATCTCTCCGTCAGTGTGTGTTGTTCAATGTTTGCAATGGCAGCCTCTATCGGGAAATCTTTTAAGCGCTCGATCCATTCATCGTTGCGTTCATCATTCGCCACATCAAAATGCGGATAGTTTAAAACAATCTTTCGAAGTAACCGCCCAAATTCTTGCCGGTTCATAGCGTCACTCCTCTCCGAATCTATTAAGATAATCAAGCTTGTCCTGCAAACCTGTTTTTTTAGACTTACTTTCATTGCTCCCTAAAGCTCCGGAAGGAGTCTCGGACGCTTCCATGCGGTTTAACAGCTCATCCCAACACGAGAAAATAATTGTCTTGCAATAAGAGAAATTCCGAATTGTATCCGTCGGTCTCCTTCGTGTTAATTTGTGTCGTGCAAAGGAAAGGTCTATGCCAAAGTGTACGAACTCCAACGGAATGGGTTCATTCGCAATCTCTTGAATATGGGGGAGGTCTGCGTTATTAAACATCAACCGCGCCTTGCGTTGGTTAAAATAGTTTTCAATCGCAAGCTCCCGTTCTTGGATTATCGGTTTATCAAGAACTATTTGGCCTGTGGAGACGGAACCCACAGCGGACGACAGAACCCCGGTTCTTGAACTCAACTCTTTAGCGTCATTATCTTCTAGACCCTGAATCCATCTATCAATCAATATCTTTATAATATCTTTATTAGATCGGACATTTTTGTCCGGGTCATCGGACATTTCTGTCTGATCACTACCGGGCAAATCTGTCTCTTCTACAAGTGATCGGACATTTTTGTCTGATCGCTCATGATGAAATTTCTTGGAATTTCTCACTGTTAAAATAAGCCCATGCGGTGCGCGGGTGACTCTTACGTACCCTTGATTCTCTAAGGTCGCAATCCATCGGCTTATCGTTTTCTCATTCACATCGAATATTTTTGCAAGTTCTGGAAGCAGCATAGGTTTATTTCCGAGTACAATGCCCCACATCTCTCCGTCTCTTTCGACCTCTTTAGTAGTGGAGCTGATGCACCAGAGAAATAACCATAAAGCTGTCCCTATTTGTTTGTAATGTCTAGGCTCCAACAATCCTGAATACGTCGGAAAAGGGTAACTGCTGGGCATATTACTCATCCCCTAAGCTTGTTTCTATCATCTCGCAAGTAAATATGCGGGTGTTTTGCTCGAACCACTGTCCACCCCGGATAACCAAGCGCGAAGAATGCTTTAACCTCACGCTTGAATGCTTCCGGATTCGTGTTCTGTAGATTCCATATCCGTTCGCTAACCCCACTCTTTAAAAGCGGCGTATCTTGAATGATCTTGTCCACCGGGTTCACCTACCGATCAGCGACATAGACTGCCTTGCCTGTAAGTTCCATGATCTCTCGTTTGAACAGCTCGGCATCACTATTAGAGTCGCTTAGGTGTAGCAGCCATATCTGTTCTACATCCCGTAGATCATTCGCCTGCAGAAACTCCTTAACGTGATCTAACCCAAAGTGTGAACGTAATAGCCGGCTCTTTAACACGCTTGGGATTCTCCCGGCAGCTATATTCTCGTTCAGAATCCGTATGCTGTAATTACATTCGACCATGATATGAGTCAGCCCGGTAAATCGGTAACGAACGTAATAGGTATCTGTCACAAACAGAAGTTTTTCCCCTGATTGATTCGCCAGGAGAAAACCCAGCGGCTCTGCAGCGTCGTGCTCGATCTCAAAAGGGAGAATGGTCCATGTTCCAATCTTGAACTCTCCCCTCGCCTTTATGACATTCACACGATGCCCAGAAAGCCCCACAACGTCTGCTGTACCTTTACTGGTGTAAATGTCTATCCCAGCTTTCAAAACGTCTCTAGCTGCCTTGCTGTGGTCTCCATGATCATGTGTAATCAAACACCCTGCAATCTCTGACATACGAAACTCTAGTTCTCGTTGAATATCTTTATAGCGAAGCCCTGCTTCTAGCAGTAAAGCAGTACGCCCATCGCTTATGCGATAGGCGTTTCCTGCACTGCTGGAACCAAGAGGCTTAATATCAATCACCAGGACTCCGGTCCACCTGCAGGTTGACCAGTACCCTCGCTCTCGAAGTTTGTTTCTGGTGGTTCAGACTCAGAACTTGGTTGCCCAGGAGTAATATCGATAAATTCTCCGTTCGCATTGGCTCTGATCTCACGATTCACCTCTGCTTCAGCAAAATCATTCTCCATTTGTTTCAAGCGCAGATAATCGTCATCAATCTTCTGACTGTCGATAGTTACATCACCATGAGCTGCACGATAGATTGTTTTCCAACACATCTTATCGAACCATCCTTCAACCTCTTCAGAGCCAACTACTTTACCGTTTTCCCATTTATCTTTTTTTCCGCCCCAGAATTCAGTACCCGCTTTTTCTGGTTTTCGCTTTTCGATATCCTTAAGTGTCATCATGACAATCTTGTTTTTCTCTGGTGTATTTAAATAAGAATGATAGTAGAAACCGCCAATGATTGATCCTCGATCAAATGCGTTCACGATATCAAATTCATAGCTTTCGACCTTGTTATGCAAATCTTTCTTGATCGCTTTAAATTTATCGTTTGCATAAACAAGCTCAACAACAACGAGATCAGGAACATCTAAGCCGTATTTCACTGCTTTTAACTCCATGCCCCGATAGCCCTCAATAAAACCAATATCATATTTTCCAGTCGTGTTGTTCTTGAATGGAATAAGATTGATATGATTAGGCTGCGCAGGATCGAAGCCGATCTTCGCATAGGCAACAACATCTAATGCAAGCTTGTCCATGTTTACATTTGCCCAAGTTACTGGAGTCTTGTCGCGATTCTTCTCTGCCTTCTTCAAGCGTTTTTCATCGGTGGTTCTCAACACAGAATCAAGAGAGATGAAATAATTCTGTACTAATCGTTTTTGGAAATTGGTTAAAGCAACATCGCTTCCTACGTTGGAATTGAATTGCTTCATAACCATGCTCGTGAATCTCTCTGAAGGAGCTATTTCCTTCTTCTCGATAGCTGTTTTCTGGTTTTCTTCTGTCAATTAAATCGCCTCCTCATGCTGTTTTCCCTTCGTTTCAACACGAAGTTGCTTGTTTTTATCCTTCCAAACATCACTTGCCTTTTCGTAACTACCATGCAGTTTAATTAGTTCTTCCTTTGTCTCGGCAGGCAAGCTATCAAATGTCGGAGGAACTATCAATCTAATTACCTGAGCATCCGTATCAATCAATTTCGTTACTGCCTCAGCGTTATCAATGAAGATTGGTGCAGAGAAGCCGTAATGCTTGGATAATGTATTTATGATGTCGATGCCGGCGTTCATTTCAGCAGCACGATTTAAGCCACTACCGTAAGGAACCCCATTGGACAATGTGTCACAACACTCTTCCAGTCCACCATTGATCTGCTCCTTGAAGAGTCGGAAGCGAACGAACCGAAACTTAGAATTAATCTTGGTTTCGAGCATCGCGACCTTAGTTCGAGTGAACTCTTCCATGAGATACTGCTCTTGTTCCAGGCGTTCAAATTCCGCCGCGAGCTCTCTTTCCTGTTGCTCGAGCTCAGAAATGCGCTTATCAGCGGCTTTTGAAGTATCAAATCTCGCTTTACTTGCTTCGAGATCAGCACAGTCAATTCGTAGCTTGCTGATTGATTCGCGTATAGCCAAGACCGTAGTCTGCGATGAAGATTGAAGCTGTCCTATCTCTTGCTGTATTCCTACCGCTTTTTGCTGTAATGATTTATACTCCGGATTAGCGGAAGGATCCTGAATACCTGAACGTAATTCATTTAGCTCAGATTCGGATGAAGATACAGACTGTTGTAACCCTTCATGGGTCTCATTCTGCTGTTCCAACTCAACACTGATCTGAGCATTAGCTTGTTCAAGCTGTCGTATATCTTCGGATGCAGCCTTACCTTTTGCACTGATTTCAGTAAGTCGCTCGGACTTACGAAGATTGAAATCCGCTACTGCCTTATCGTGAGCTGCTTTTATTTGTTCAGCCGGCAGTGACTGTCCACAAGTCGGGCAATTGCTATCGTGATGATCTTCGAATTCAATGCTATTAACTGAAGTCCAATCAGCTTTATATCTATCAGCCTCTTGCTTCCTAGCTTTGATCGTCCGCTCGTTCTGCTGCACACGGTGTTGCTTGTCTTCGATCGAACGTCTTAATTGATCAATTTCACGATGCAACTGATCAACCGCAGCCCTCTTAGCCGAAACCTTTTCGAGAGTAACAGTCTGCAGCTTGTTCTTAATCTCGATCTGTTTTGTTTCAATCTCACGAAGTCCCTTTTCTTTGACGGAGATTTCAGCACCATTCTGAATGCGGCTGATCTCATCTTCCTTGTTCCGGATCTGTGCACGAATTGTCTGAATATCTTCTTCGAGAAGCTCTTCATCGAGTTCGGAAACATCTGGCACACTGCGTCGGGCCTCGTCGATACGGACTGGGATTTTAACCAGTTCCTTATTAATCTCAGAACGACGAGCAGCGATAACCTTTTTATGATTCTCGATCGAACGATCACCCAAAATATCTGCCAGCTTTACAAGGGCTTTATTACCGTGAATAACCTCGGCGTCGGTGATTTCACCACAAACTTCAAGCAGCAGCTTGCGTCGTTGTTCCATTTTCAATTGCTCATTGAAAAAAGATGGACTGGTCAGAAGTTTGAATAAGTCCTCTTTAATGACGCTGTCGACCTCGGCCTTGTACTCACCTGCTTTCACTGGAACGCCATCGATATAATAATCAGTCGTATTCCCGCTGAAGACAGAAAGAGCGGATCCGCGCTTCTTCGTCCACTTTTCCGAGAAGACACGGCGTAAATCTCTACGCTGGCCATCGATTATAAAGAACCCTTCAACCCCATGTTCCAACCCCTGCTGCTCGACTTTGCCTTCAGCATCCAGGCCCTTTATTTCGAAATCCGCCTTGTTGCTGCTATCCTTGCCGAACAGGAGCCATATGAAAGCATCAAATATGGTCGTTTTACCTGTACCGTTGTCACCGTAGGCATCTGTATTCACACCCCTGGTATCGAACGTAAATTCTCCGAACCCTTTAAAATTACGAAGCGTCAACCGCTCCAAGATGATTTTCTTCAAGCTATTCCCTCCCGTTCCGGGGGCCGATGTTCTCCCGATACTGACGGATTGCCGACTCAATCTCGGCGAGATGTTCATCGTCACAGCTTAGCTCTACGATCCCCGACTGGCTGTTGATGATTAGTGTTGCCGGTGTAAGTGTAAGCCTCGGCAACAACTTCACACTCAGGCGTTCACCTGAAACGTCTAAGGACATCGTTACGCTCATGCCGATACCCCCTATTGTGTTTTATGCCCCCATCAGTTAAGATGAGGGCAATTTCATTTTTCAAAGCTTCAGACTAATGACCCGGTGCAACGGGTCATTTTTCGTTTGTCCGGACAGTTATGAGATAAATCAGTTTATCTACATGGTTCTCAGTCCTTTCATATGTATTACAACAGTGGCCCGGGACTCGAACCCGGCATCGGTTTGCAGTATCCGTTTGCCCATTCATCAAAACGGTCTTAATTAATGGGGCTCTTCCTATCGGAGCAGATACGGGCTTTCACCGTGCTTCACCGAAAAGCAGTCATTGGATTTACAACTCGTTCTGCACGAGCAACTTTAACGCCGGGATTTCCACCCTACTTCTAGACCACAAGCGTTTGTATTCCTGCCCCTGCCACCTTGGGTGATATAGCATCACCGCGAGAGCTGCCATTTTCCCAACCCATTTACCCACCCGACCGGACCAACTGTACTATGTATCCTCGAATCGGCGCAGGCAGTTACGTGGCTAATGGCAAACCAACCGTTGTTTTGATCCTTTTGTGGAGGGAGTCAACTACGGCGAAGAATGTAACCCTCGCGCTAATGCTATATCGATGTGTCAGACACATCTCTCCGCCTACGAACCGGGGGTGGGGGGAGTAGATTATTGATCTACTGGTTCGCAAGCGGAGAGAAAAATCTGAAATTGTCAAAGAGCAACTGCGGCTTACCGCGACGCCTCTCGGCGTTTCGGCCCGTAGCCATCGGGCCATCATCAGGCGGTTATTCATTTAACATACTTGCCGGCACGAGCTTAGGAGCTTGTCCCTTAATTTGATCAGTGCAGCCTTTGCAGATCAGCTTCCCATACGGTCCCGGCTCTACGTTCTCAACAGCTCCACATAAGACACAACCAGGTGCATACTTCTGCAGAATAACGCGATTACCATCTATAAAGATTTCAAGCGGATCTCTTTCGCTAATGCCTAGAGTTCTACGTAGTTCTTTCGGTATTACCACACGTCCAAGATCATCAATTTGTCTTACCATTCCAGTAGCTTTCATATAATTAACCCTCCGTAATGTTGTATTTGATTTCGATTTCATGCATTTGCTTGATAAGTCTGACACGCTCTGATTGATTAGGTTCATCCAAATAACGACCGTATAAATCCATATACATATCTAAATCTTGTTCTAATTCAGGTGGCATATCGCTCCCCCTTGTATTCCTTGATCATCGCGGGTTATAATGACCGTACAATTATTTCATAAGCAGCATTGAAGCAATCGTCTGGCAGGACGGTTGCTTTTTTTATGTAGCTCCAAGGCGATTCAACTGCTTTTCCAACCATTCCGGATATGGTGTATCTCTTACCCATGGTTGGTTATGCTTCACATAATCGCTGTGGTAAAACTTCGCAAGCCTTTCAATCAGTGAGACCTTTTCTTCTTCTGGCATTAGTGAGCCCACCTCCTCTCCTACCGAGTCCCTTATTTCACCCGATGAAGGATATATTCGCATTCACCGAACTCATTAGTGGATTCTTGAGCCACTTTCCACATACCCGTGGAAAGCAGCTCATTCGTTTCGTTCATATTCGCCTTGCGGATCTCTTTTACTTTGCTAATGTGATAGTTCATGGGTTTACTCCTTTCATGTTCTTTACAGCAGCTTCTCTTGCTCTTTAATCCAATTCAATAAACAATCTTTTCGAATTCTTCTGGTATTTCCATTTTTAAAGCTTGGTAATTCACCTGAATTGCACCATGCATACACTGTATTTCTTGACACGTTCAAGTACTCTGAAACCTGGATTACAGTTAACATCTCAGGAAGTATACCGTAAGTAGTTTCTTTCATAAGAAGATTCCTTTCATTGTGGATTCATATTTTTCTCTTTTTCCGAAAGGGTTTTTAGTTCGTAATAAATATCACGAAGAAGGATTTCCTTTTTTTCTTTTTTCTCCTTATCGGTCACATCCCTCTCCTCCTTTCGCTAAAAGTCGCCTAACTGTTGACTTATTCTGCAAAAAAAATGGTCCAATCTACTCCCAATTCAGAAGCAATACATTTAGCTAATTCAACAGAGGGTTTCCTTTTTTTATTTTCGATCGCGTTGTAATATTGCCGTGATATTCTGGTTCTTTTTGCAACTTCATCTTGAGATAATCCAAGTTCTTTACGTTTGGTTTCTGCATGCGATGTCATAAATACACCCCTTTCGTCAAATCTTGTCGCCTGTACGTTGACCTTAATATACATCAACATATAGGCGATGTCAACGAGATGTTTCCACAATTTTAGTCGTTTTTGTCAACTTATTGTTTACATTCTTGGTTTTTCGTATATACTATTACTTATAAGGAGGTTGTTACTATGTACGGAGATAAGCTTAAAGAACTTCGAAAGATTGAAGGGTGGACTCAAGAAGAAGTTGCAAAGAAACTTGGAGTAAGCAAGCAAACATATTCCCACTATGAGAATGAAAAACGACGGCCTAGTCTTGAAATGGTCAGGGAATTAGCCACTGTTTACCAAGTAAACATAGATGATATTTTTGCTGAAGAAAAAATTAGTGATGTTATTGCTTTACCGGTTGTAGGTCGAGTTTCTTGTGGAAACGGTATTATTGCTTACGAAAGTATTGAAGGATACGAACAGACACCAAAAGAATGGGCAACTGGTGGTGAGCATTTTTATCTTCGCGCTAAAGGGGATAGCATGATTGGAGCTCGTATACATGAAGGAGACTTGCTATTGATCCGAAAGCAACCCGAGGTAGAAAATGGAGAGATAGCTGCCGTACTTATTGGAGAGGAAGCAGTATTAAAGAGGGTTTATAGAAACGGAGATCAATTAGTTCTTCAATCAGAAAATCCAAATTATCAACCTATGTTTGTGCCACCCGCCGAAGCTAAAATCATTGGTAAATTAAAGATGGCGACGATCAAATTTTAAGGAGGGCTTAGATATGCTTGGTTCATTTCGGAAAAGGGGATGCACCTGCAAAAAAAAACGATGTACATGTGGTGCAAAATGGCACTTTCGTTATGATGTTATTGACTTAAAAACAGGTAAGAGGAAACAAAAAGAAACTCGTGGTTTTGAGACAAAAGCTGAGGCTGAAGCTGAATCAAAAAAAATACTAGCAGATCTTCAACAAGGTACTTTTTTTGAAGAGAAGAATATAACTTTTGAAGATTTTGCAAATCAGTGGATTGAGATATACGAAAACTCCGGAAAAGTTAAAACAAGCACAGTAGATATTCGAAAGGCCAAATTAAAACATCTTTTATATTTCTTTGGCAAGATTAAATTAAAAGACATAACTAAACTCATGTATCAGGATATGCTTCTTGACCTTCAAAAAAAATACGCCCGTAAAACAATCGCCAGTGTACATGAAACTGGAAGTTTATTATTTAAAAAAGCAGTAGAACTTGAAATAATTTCAAGAGACATAACTGAACATGCTGAAATGCCTTATGTAAGGAAAACTGTAGCTGAATTAGAAGAAGAACAGCCAGTCCCCAAATACTTAGAAAAGGAAGAGTTATCACAATTCCTTAAAGCAGCAAGAAATTCAGAATATCCCCTTGATTATCCTATTTTCCTTTGTTTATCCTACACTGGCATGAGAGTAGGAGAATTGTGCTCACTAAAATGGCGAGATATTAATTACATTGATCAAACAATCAGTATTACTAAAACTATCTATAACAAAAAGAATAATACGAGAGAATATCTTGTACACACACCAAAAACAAAAAGTTCAATCAGAGTTATCGATGTTGACGAACTTGTACTTAAAACTCTTGAAGACCACCGAGTAAGACAGAATTTGCTTCGGATGGAAAAGAGAAATACTTACTTTGATGAAGGATATGTATTTGCTAATGAGAATGCGTTCCCAGGATACCCACTTGTTCCAGCCGATCTGATTAAAAGAATGAATAGAATCTTAAAACTTGCTAAAATTAATCACAAATTATCCCCTCATTCTCTCCGACACACACATACCTCTTTATTGGCTGAAGCTGATGTCTCTTTAGAAACGATAATGAATCGATTAGGGCACCATGATGATAAAGTAACAAGAACAGTTTACTTACATGTAACAAAACCAAGAAAAAAAGAAGCCTCTCAGAAGTTTGCAAAACTAATGAGTGGCATATAA